AGCTCACGCTCGTAATGGATAGTGATGGTCGGTGTGAACGTAGTTTGAGCCTTCGGGTTGGCTTTCAGATCACGCGTGGTTGGATTGCGTGGTTCCAGAAACACATGGGCGTGAGTAAGCTCAATCAGGGTGTCCACACGCGGGACCAAAGTTGCAGCGGACATTTGCATACAGAAACTCTACAGCGACGTCAAGACGCCAACGCAGGCCAGGGCCATTAGGACCCAACCCACGAATCCCCAATTGATCCGGATAGGGTCGCCCTGCTGCAATCGAGGGTCTACAACGAGATTAGAAGGACCGGCACCCAACTGATTAAGGCACCGGGCGGTGAAAATAGGAGTGACACCCGTCTTGGGAGTATCCGGGTGCATGATCTTCCAGGCAGACCCGATGATAACCTTGGGGTTTGCTTGGTACTCTTCTTTGAGTTGCTTGCGAATTGCAGCAGGCAACTCAAAATGAGGTTCATTGCCTGGGGCAACCGGGCACTCAAAATCAAGTCCATGAATAGGAATGACCGGAACTGTAAGGCGTCCCATGATAGTCTCCTTAGTAGGAATCGACTGAGCGGTTGCCCAGCACAATGGCTTCGATGATTTCACGCAGGCGAGCCACCCCTTTAACATTGGGGTAAATGCGCTTGACTTGGCTACGATAGTTCTTCGGCAGATGAGCTGAAAACTTTTCTAGCTGGATAAGGTGGGTGTTGGCGTTGCGCTTCTGCTCCAACTCGCGAAGCTCTTGCACGTAGTGGATACGCACGTTCTGGAACCACGGTTTGTCACGCATTGCCAACTTGATCGACTCGCGATTGGCAGGCCAGATACCCAGAACAACGATGTTGTCCGTCTCCGCATCCCAGTAGTTGTTGAGGCGAAGAGGCTTCGGTTCGGCCAAAGGGGCCGGAGTTTGCAGCAGGGTCGAAGTCTGCGGAGGCTCCGAAGCGCTTGCGACTTCGGGTACTACCTGACTAACCTGGGATTGAACGTGATCCCTGATCTTCTGCGTATTGGCCGCGATTGCGCCCTGGATAGCCCCGTCGACTGCCGACGTGAGCTTTTCCTGGAGCTTGGGCACCACGTACTCGTTATGGAGCTTGTCGATGACTGTGTCAAGCATCGGCTTGACCAGCACCGTAACGTAGTCTTGCACCGCAGCCAGCAGATTCTGCTCCACACGGCCGAGGGCCGAAATGGGAAGTGCCGGTACGATGGGACTGATGATTGGTGTGGGAGCCGGTGCCGGAGTGGGCTCTGGCTCGGGTTCCGGGGCGGGGGCCGCAGCAACGGGGGGCGTCTCAACCACCGGGGCTGGAGCGGGCTCGGCGGCAGGTGGAGCAGTGTCCAGATTGGCTTGCGCCGTGGCCTTTTCGGCCACGGTGTCGAGCGAAACCAGATCATGCTCTGCTACGAGAGCCCGAAGATCCACTGGCAACATGCACTGGAGGGTGTCCAGAAACGAGGCGAACTTAGGCCCGAGCCACGCATTGTCACATTTCCGACGCCTGTCCTTGGGAAGGCATTCAAGCTGTGCGTTGAGCATGGCTTCGCGCTTTTCTTGCCCACGGCGCATCAATTCCATGGTCCTGAGCGCAACTTGCAGATGCTCTCGCTCTTCCCAAATAATGTGCTTGCGAACGGTACTCACTAGGGTAACTCCCTTACGGTTGGGGTTTAGGTAGGCGCGTAGGGGTACACGCCGGTATACGTATTATATACCCGCGCCCCGTAAAACGCTATTACGCTTATGTAACTATAGCCCTAGCGGTACGGGTAAGGGCTACATAATACCCCGTTGTTTGTAGTAATGGATCGTGTCGTCGATATCGTCGTTCGTTACAACGATACGATCCAGCTCTTCCTGATATTCTTCAGCGGCCTGTTCGGCGCTCACGCGACCTTGCTGACGCTCAGTGCGATGCGTCATCTTTTTCGCAAAAGCGCCGCGACTCATGCGGCCTTTCCCTGGCCGACGGGACCAGAATTCATATCCGGGCGGTTTTGAACCCCTGATAGTGTTGCTCACGTTTAAATCCTCCAACAATAGGGTCTATGAAGATAAAGCCAACGCACACCATGGTCACGGGCCACACGATGGGGACGAAGATGACGTCCAACTCCGCCGCTTCCCATACAAGGTACATACCTTCAAACACTGCATAGGCGATCAAAGCGAGAACAACAGCAATCAGGGTCTGTTTCATGCTCTTTCCTGTCAGTTATGAGGAACGGGTTTGGGCATAATCTCAACGATACCGGGGCGACCGCCCAAATCGGTGCCGTCCGGGCGATACGTCCGCACGACGTTGGTGCCGAGCAGGCGGACATGGTACTTCCACGGGTTCGCCGGATACACACCGACGACTACGCCCGCCATACCACCCACGAGGCCGACGCGCTGACCCTCAATCAAATTAAGGTCATCACCGATTTCAGCAAGCGGACGGCTCCACATCTGCTGTTCGTTGTCATAGGTAGGCTGAGGACGCTTGGGAGCAACCTTCGTCGGGCGGGGGTCGCTCACTTCTGCTGCCTTGATCAGATTACCGCTGAACGTGCGGAGCAGGCCGCGATTCAGGCGGGCAATGATCGGGGTGTTCACACCTTTCTGATAGCCCATCGACAGATGGTTCGGCACGATAGCCGGAGTGCGCATGTGACCGTACACGCGGGTCAGCTTGTTCTTCTCGTTGATCGTGTCTTGCATGGTCTTGGCGTAGAAATAGCGGGTAACACCGCTTTCTACGTCCATGGCCGTCCAGATTTCAGGACGCGAGCTATGCTTCGTCATGATCCAGTAGAAGCGATCATTGGTCGAACGCCATACTTGGCCGTAGTGTAGAGCGCCGGGTTGGGTAACGTTCATAGAAAATCCTATTGTGGGGTGGATACCGATATATTTACGGTACGGTCCGGGTTTCCCCGGACCCTGGACTTACGCGGCAGGATAAGCGTCAGACCAACCGAGGCGCGCACGCATGTTGCTCAAGGTCTCGTCGACCAGAAGCTGACCATTACGGAATGTTGGGACGAGTTCACCGGAACCGAAGTTACCACCCATGACCTCCGTAGGTTCAGCCAAAATGCCGTCCAGAAGCTTGTAATCGCCACCTTCCGCCTGCACTACAAGGAGGCCCGTAGCCGACTTCTTGCCGGGGTCCGTCTTAGGATCCTTGATAATGGCTCTCCCCACGCCCTTCACGGCACCGTAGGTCGCCTTGACGGCAGCCCCGAGGGTATCACGAGTGACGTATTGGTACGTATAGGAACCGACACCAACCACGAGGTTGCTGTGGCTGAAGCCCATGTCCGTGAGACGCTTGAGAATGGCGTCGTACAGTTGCGGCGTGATGCTATCGCCGTAAATCAGGCCCACGTGGGGGTCCAAGTCAATAAAGCCCTTGGAGTTCTTGGCACCTCCGAACACTTCGTACAGGCAGTAATACGCGCCCTTGACTTCCGGAGGTACGATGGCGCTATCGAGCAATTCGCCTGTGTAGTAGTGCCAGTCTCGACCATCACCCTTGTCTATCGGGTGGCGTACTACACGATAGAAGCTACCGTCGCATACGACGGTCTTACCTTCAGGCCGTGTGTGACCGTTGTCCAGGAGCCAGTTGGTCAGGGTATTGCGGTCCACGCCGGGTACGGTGATGGCCGTACCAGTAATGATATCCAGCGGGTTGCCAGAGTCCGGCCGGAACACTACACGACCCTCGCGGGCCATGATAGTATCGTACAGGCGGCGCGTGAACATGGTAATGACCTGCCAGAAGTCGTAGGTGTCGCTCACGATGCTGACAATGCCAGACGTGTACAGAGCCAGCAGGCGAACGTAAGTGTCGAACTCCTTGTCCGAGCCGTCGATACACATCACAGAGTGCTCGGTGGCTGGAACCGAACCGCCTACGAAGTGACGGCGCGGCTCTGCATTGTACAGCAAGCGAGCAGCGTGGATTGCCGACACCGTGTCGGTGCCCGTGAAGGCCAACAGGTGAGCCATACCACAAGCGCGGCTATCCCACCGGCCGGACATGCCCCGGGAACTGAAGTCATGGCAGCCCCACTGAAGCATGTAGTCTGGACTGCCGTTGACCTGGGACCAGTACTCGGCCGTGGCCCGGTAGTTGGCCGCGATAGTTGCCGCGACCATGGGCTTCCACGTCTCGTTGCTGAGTACAGTTTCCAGCGCATTGGTCAGCCAATAAAACTCCGGCAGCGTGTTGTGGATGGTGAAGACCGGGATCTTCATACCGACTCGAATGCCCTCCGGCAGCGCGCGGATTTCCACCGGCAAATAGCCCAGCGTGTGGAGTGCCTTCAGGTGGCTGATGTCGAGTACCGTGTTGAGGCCGGTGTCGACCGATTCGCGGTACTCGTATTCAACATGCGACCACGGGCGCTGGAAGAAATCGCGGTTCCACGTGTCGATCAGGTATTCCTTGATGAATGCTTGAAGGCCGAAAACGACAGCTTTGTAATCCCACACACGGGGATTCATCTTGGCTTCCGCGTGCTTGTCGTTACGCGGCGTCATGTTCGAGTAGACAACCGTCGTACCCGTGGGGTACTGGTGGACGTGCCCGACCTTGTAGAAGTCCACGTCCAGGAATGGCGGCGCGGCGCAAGCCACGTAACCCTCGGGCGCTACGCCCGGAGTATAGTCACTGCCCGTGGCGGGGGTAGACGCCCAGATGGACGGTTCGGTGGGAAAACCCATGGTTACTTTCTCCGGAAGTAGAGACTTGTGTAAGGGGGAATGTCTTGGTCGGAAAAGATCGTGTAATCCGGAGTATACTCCGGGGCGCGCTGGAGGGCGTATCCGTTGAACGGGAACGGCGTGTATATGCGCGAATACGCGGACAGTGGCTTCAGTCCCTTGCTGAGAATGCCGTGTGTCACATAGAGGTTTAGCGAAGCAGGCATATAGGATGCCACGGCCTCGGCTAGACCTGCAAACGTGCCTCCGCCGTCGCAGATATCGTCGCAGACCAGAATGTGCTTTCCGCAAATAGCGGATCCGCCGCTGATCGTCATGGGGCCGATTTCGCCAGTGGCCTCGTTACGATTCTTCTGGGCGTACAGAACAGTCTGGATGCCGTATTTGTGTGCGATCTGTTGCGTGGCTTTCACAGCCCCGAGATCCGGAGCCACCAACACCACGTCCTTCAGCTCCACATCTTCCTTGAGCATCCGGCGGATGAAATTGTCCACGTATTCGGCGCGGTCCACGACCACCACACGGTCAATGAGACTCGTGCTCACGCCCGAATGGGGGTCGCTCACCGTGACCGTTGACCACTTCATGGCGTTGATAAGCCACGAGAACGCCTTAATCGAGAGCGTAGCGTTGTTGTCGGCACTGGAACGGCGGTCTTGACGCGCATACGGAATGTATGGCATCATGAGATGTGGCATGACCCCACCCAAGTTCTGGTAGTACTCGGCCAGAAGCATGAGCGCCATGATGTCATCACTGGATTCAAGCTGAGCTCGCACTGAGAGTGCCGGTCCCTGAGGGATTTGCGGAAGGCGCAGCTCGCCACCGGGGTAACGCTCCGGCTGTATATAGGACAAAGTGCCGTCAGTGCCGACGACTACGATCTGGTTAATCACGTAGCACTCCTGAAGAATTCGTTGTAGTGGGTGTCGCTTAGAACTAGATGCTGACCTTCACCCATCGAGATCACCCAGTCGCCGGGGCTTACGAACAGCTTACCCTTCTGAGAGTCAATGACCCCCATCACGTTGTGGGTCCACCACGGGTAGTCCTTCGAGCACCCGCACGTACCGAGGCCCGCAGACACTTCATCGTAGGACGTGGGGCGCACAGACGGATGGTCGTTGCATTCCCGTGCAAGCTTGGGGCGTCCCTTACCCTGAGCAGCATCTTTTGGGAGAGCGTTCCAGCGTATAGCCAGAAATGGAGTGTTCGGTTCAATCGTCACAGGCACGGCAGTAATCATTTCTCAACCTCCATGAGGATATAAATCTTGCCCGTGTCGAAATACACCGACTGGCGGACGATCTTGGTGTAGCCCTGCCGCTGAGCCCACGACTGAGGGGAAATCTCAGAAATGGTAGATTGTGTGCGGGAAGCCGACGCTCCATCCACACGGCACTGGCCGACGCCAATCTGTTCGCAAACCAGTAGAGCTCGCCCTTCCTGAATTTCCAGCTTAGGGGTTTGCTGGGGCGCGGCGGTCGCGGGCAGTGCTAGGAACAGAGGCAACAACAGCCCGAACAGTTTCAAGTTCACGATCAATTTCTCCAAGCATCCAATCAATCCAGGCCATGCGGGTCTGGCGCATCTTGTCACGATATTCGTGTTCCGGCAGGTGGGCAACCAAATCCAGATGGATATTCTTCATCCAGACATCCAAGTACACGTAGTCTTTATAGCGAACACGGCCCTTGGGAGTCGTACCGACCTTCACCCGGAGCATGTCAAGAATCCAATCCCGTACCCGATGGCGCGATTTTTCAAAACGGTCGTAGATTACAGAGTACGGCCCAGCTTGCTGATGGCTCCGGAGTTCGCTCGATGCGCGAAAGAGCGCAAAGCAAATGTATCGCTCCGCGCCCGATTCGATGTGGGTCCTGGCCTGTTTCAGCATCTGCTGGTCAGCTCGGAGATCGCTTTCGGTAAGAACCGGGGATTTCTTGCTCACGAACGTCTCCGGAGTAGACCCTGGCGCTCATCCGCGAGATCAGAGTCAGTCATATATTGAGGCCCCATCTTATTACCGACGGGGCCAACTCGGGCCTGCATTTCCTTGGTACGCTGGAGGGCGGCGGCTTCGCGCTCTGCCATTTCACCATCGTATTTCGGTTCTGCGACCACCTTGGGGGCCGGGTCGGCCTTGGCCGGTAGGCGCTGGTTAATCGCCATATTAAGGCGCGGGCCAAAGCGCATCAATTGCGCCGTTTGTGCGGCCTTTTGGCGGATACCTGGGGCCGCAGTAGTGCCGGGGCGGGCAAAGCCCCCGGTAAGGCTACGCAAGCGCTTTAGGTTTTGCGCCAGAGCCTTATCAAGGACTTCATGCTCCCGGAGCTTGCGCTCCCGATCCCGCTGTGCCAGCAATTTCTGTCGCTTTGATGCCATATCGTTCTTTCCATTTATTTAGTTCTTCTTGTACGCCTGCATACGTCTCACGGATTTTACGTTGTTCTTCCTGGTACGCGGCTAGGCGCTTGTCGGACTCCTTCCGCAGCCACACTTCGCGCTTGTCGTCATCGAGGTAGAGGCGGCGTCTGACGAATTCGTGAAACGTCAAATCAGGCATAACATCCGACAAGTGGAGAAAGCGCTGATAGCGCTCTTGCCCACGGGTCAACTTGGGGCGCTTGGCGCTGTGCGTCTTCACATACTGGCGGCCAGCTTCCGTGACAAAGAACCACGGGCTACCGCCCGAGATAGCGGTGGCCGGACGCTCTTTCATGAGCCCGAGCTTCAGCATCTGCTGAATGTACTGCCAATCGTGGTGGCCTTCGCTCGCAACAAAGTGATTGCGAAACCCTTCCGGGCGGCTCGGGTCACGGCTTTCACCGTATTCGTCAAAGCCGATGGTATGTTGGAGGATCGACAGGAACCGCTTGTTGAATTCAGTCGTCACGGGTATAAGCCTTGAGAAACGCCATCACGTTGGGATGCTGCTCGCTCTTGGTCGTATCCGACTGGCAGTCATGCTCACTTACGGTGATGGCACCGTTAGTAGCCAACTGCACTTCCATGACATACGTAGGAAACGTAAAGCGGAGCAACTGCTCGGAACCTGCCAGACTCGCATTGGAAAACACGACACCGATAGCCATGGCTTCACGGCTATTAAGGATGTCGCCTACTCGTTCAGAAAGCATGCGCTTAACCTCCGATGAAGATCATGTTGTGGTGGACCGAAATCGGCACGTAGGCACCCATAGCCGACAGACCCGGCTTCTCGTAGTACTCGGTGAGGAACTCGTTGGCCTGCTTGGGGGTAATTTTCAGGCAGCCGCGCACCCGATAGTTCACGTCGGTGGGAGTTCCATGGGCGACGCTCGGGACTTCATGACGAACATGGAGCAGTAGAGCTCGGCCCGTACCATGGGTCGCAAACTTCAGGATCTTGCGCGTTTCGGTAACGGAGGCGATACCCTGGACCGAAGCTTCTGCCTCGCTCTGGGGCAGAACGGGCAGCGTGTCAAGGGTGAGGATTTGGTTGGGAGTGGTCATGCAGAACCTATACAGCTAGGGGGTTTACGGGTTAGGCAAATAATACAGCGCCGGGGCCGGTATGTAAAGGGTTAAGCGGGCTGAACGGCGTATCGCTTCTGGAAGTCTTCAACGTTCACGAAGGATTTGAATTCGTCCAATGACTGGGTGTCGTGAAGCTCAATGGAGCCATCCGCCATACGCCGAATCGCCATGCGACCCGCACCTACGTAAGTGACGCCGCTGACAGAAATGGCGGTAACGAGGCGTTCCAGGGTTTCCGGAGTCAGGAAATCCAAGCAGTCTTCCCGAGCATACGCCTTGCGGAAGTTTTCCAGGGAGGAGAAAAGCTCATCCTGGCTGCGGAAGCCACCTACGGGGACGCGGGTAATGGATACCGACTGGTCACCGGGCAGACGGGTCACTTCATAAGTGTGAGTGTCGTCCACAAATGCGATGAGTTGCTGACCTCCCCAGGGGAGCAGAGTAAGCATATCGGCAAGGTGGAGGGCGAGGGAACGCGTGAGAAGAATGCCGACTTCGGGGTCGCGGGACAGACTCATTTGAATATCCTATACGGTTAGGGTTTACGGTGTAGCTATTATATAGCGGCTGGCCCATAAACGCAAACGGGGCAAGCCCTTTTTATAGGCTTGCCCCGGTGTTTTAGGCGCGACCGATAGCGCGGTTCAGCATCGCAACAGTCTTGGGGAAGTTATCCGAATCCAGGACATGCAGCAGATACAGAACTTGGCGCTTGCGCAATTGGTCTTGCGACTGTACTTCGTTCTTGACGTCGATATCGTCTTTGCCGTCAGCGAGACGATCAGCCCACGCCTTAAAGCGGGGTTCCAGGCCGTTTGCCGGGTCTTCCGATTCTTGCGACTTGCCGTTGAGGCTAATGTATTCCTCAGGCTGGTCAACCTTACCATCTTGACCAACGATGGTGACGTTAGCCATGGCGATAGTGCGGGCGGAACCGGCTGCGGCGACGTTATCTTCCTTGGCTTTCAGGCGAGCGTGCTCACGCTTGGCTTCCGGCTTTGCCAGAAGGCGCGTGGCCGTCTGGTCGTCGATCAGAACAATCAGCTCCTTAAATAGAGCATCGCGGAATTCATTGCTCGTAAGAATTTGCTCACGTGTAAACTTGATGTTAACGCGCTGAGGGAGCCACGTTTGTAGGATCACCAGAGGATCCGTACGGTCACCACGTAGTTGCTGGATACCGATAATAATATTACCGGCGTCTCGAATACGTGAGCGCTTACTGTTGTTTAGGACCCAAATGGGTTCGTTGGGTTTTTGAGCCTCAACGTCGAAAATACTTAGAGTCTTGACTGCCATGGTTAATCCTTTTTCATTAAAGACTGGCGGAGCCTGTCAAATATCACTGGAGACTCAACAGGGCTCGCTATTTCAGAGCCTGCCAATCCGTTGAGTATCTTGCTCAGTTCCTCGTTAGTAGGCAGTGGAGCACCAACTAACGCGGCTAAATCTTCTGGAGGTAAGAGTTTAGCGTCATCATCGTACATACAGATTCCTGTATCTCTGTGACGCCAAAAGCATGCCCCTCTATGGAGTGGGCAACTGGAAGTAGCCAGCTCACGCTCCACAACGCAGCAGAACGTCATGCTCTTCTCCTAAGTATCGACCGTCTCAGCTTTAAAACAGCCGCCCGATCGTCGTCATTTATCTCGGTTTGGGTATCGAGCCATGCCTTAAAGAATTCCGTTGTATCTACGGTAATCTGCTCAGACTGAGCTAAGTCTTCGGATAATACCGACTCTAGCTCTTCCCTTGACTTATACCCGGTTGTTTTAACAACATTTGTCTTTGAGGCCCATTCCGAAACATCGACATCTGCACCGTCACGTAGAATAAGCTTAACCAAGTCTTTCTTATCGTCAGGAATAAGCTCCAGGTCTCGCTTCGATTTGACTACGATGTTGTGCAACCGATACTCGGGTCTAGTGGGATACTTTCTATGTCAAAGTCTTTAACCGACTCAAACCGAATATGGTGAAAGTATTTCTTAATACCTTCACCGAAGTTCTGCTGAAATGGTGTCCCTGAGAAATAAGTATTCCGCACTACTTGGTTCGTATGAAGATGCCCTGCAACGATAACTGCGTTACCTGCATAAAGACCCTCAGGATCCATTTCACGACCTGAATCGGATTTAGATCCCGCAGTCTCTATGTGAGCAACGTTGAGCATACGCTTTGAAAACGCACGGCTAGGCCACGGCAAGAACCGCACACCCACACCATCAATCTCAACATCAGTCGGTTCTGTGTACACATGAGTATTGGGTATCATGTCAAGCCAGTCCACCAACAATTCTAGGGAGTGACCCGCGCTAGAATCTGGCGCAAACTTATCATGGTTGCCCAAAATAATATGAAACTCAACAGAGGGGTTTGACCGGAGTAGCTTAGTAAACGCGGTATACGCTTCATAGGACATGCGAGGTGAGTCGCAGAGGTCGCCATAGAAGATTACGCGATCTATGCCCCGTTTTGTGCCCCAATCCACGATTTTCTGCACTTCACGACATATAACCGTATTACCGTTCGGGACCAATTTAGTGAATGGGCCGTCTAGATGTAGGTCACCGCACCCTAGGGCTTCCATTTCCCACCCTCCCACACCGAAGTATACTCACCAACCCAACCTTTGTAGTTTGAGCGTTCGCCCCGACACACTTCTCGCATGGAAGAGGCTGCCAACCCATGATCTTTGCAGAATTGACTTAGATTTCGACCAGCGTGTACTGTTCCGTCTGGATCGATGATTCGGAATTCCATGCTACGCTTATAAGCTATAAGCGCTAGATGTTCGTGGGTTAGCTTAGACCTACCCGTTAGCTTCAGGGAAGCAGCGGCTTTTGAAGCGTCTAACTCTTTAGTTCTCCCAGATAAGGCGGAGCTTATCTTTCGTTTCGAGCGCTCTACGCCACCGTTTAGCATTTTCTCTTCCAGATTCACGGAAGCCAGCACAAACCTACAATTCCCGATACAGTAGTCACCACTATCTGAGGGTCGAGCCATCTGATACTGGTCCATCCTAAGGCCAATCTGGGTCGGATGCTTAATACCCGCAGCTTTCGCTAGATTCATATAGTCTATGAACGATAAAAGGCACGTCACCCCTCTACGAGTAGCATTTGCGGATAAGGCTTTCCATTTCTTACGCCACTCAGAAAAGTCGGCTCTCTGGAATCCTAGCGTAACAATATACTCTTTTCTATAATTGGAAAGCTCGGATTTATTTAGCCCGAGCTCTTCGATTGAGTATACGGCCATTAGCCCACCTGTTCCGTACCCGGTGCGCCCTTAGGAACTCTGAACCAGTTGGACTCAATCGCCACCAGCAGATCCCCAGGCTCAAAATCCGCGTAAGAGCCTGACGCAACGTAATACGAGCCCACAGGATAGGTATTCGGCGGAAACAGATGGTTGACGCTTTCGTTGGGGTCCCAGTCGCCCTGTTTCTCACCCAGAGGCACTGTAAGTTCGAGCAGCGTTACGGGTCTGGTGAATTGCTGATAATACTGAACAGCCAACTCGGCGGTACGCAGCAGATCCAGCGCATACTGCTCAGCAACCACATAGTGACGCCCCGCACCGGCTTCCGTCATACGGTTCAGGACTCCGTTCACACTTGCCAAGGCTTGGGAAGTTCGGATGGCCAGAGGCTCCATCGGGTTGTAATTGGAGGGTACGTACTTCTTAACCATGTTGAAATAATCCTTGTTAGGGGACGCGGACTAGAGCCGCATACCCCTTCTATTTAAGGTTTTACTATCGCAGTCCAGGCCAAATGTTCACTCCAGAGCGGCTAACAAACATAGCCGGAGCCGCAGAGGTAGTGCGCTTCATTTTCACTTCCCACTCGTCCAAAAGCTCGCGAATTCGTGGCAAGTGGATAAGAGAAGCCCCCAGGACCCATGCCCGGAAGATATCGTCCGTGAAACCATCGCCCTTTTCCGGAGGACGGCGGACGTGCGTATCCCTGACCGTAATCATCTGAGCAGCCAAGTGGGCTACAGGACGATTAAGGAAGAATTTGCGATACGACTCAAAAGACAGTTCCATAAGCTCTTCGAGAGGAATTTCAGTAAATGGCAGTCGGGCATTGCCCTCCTGCAAAAGAGCTTTAGCGGAGTCGAAGTGGCGGCGCATCGGTGTAAAGGTCTTAGCCGTAACTCCGGGGATATCCGCGCTGATGCGATACAGCAGATCCAGAGAGTTCCAACGGTCGGCGATAACTACAGCAGCGTTAGTGTCCTTAGCCACCGGCAGGATCACGTTGTTGTACATGTCGTTGAAGTTAATCTTCAGGCCGGAGCTTGGGATCACTTCCAGGACAGTTGACGTGACTGTCTGCCCAGTCTTCTTATCGAAGTGCTGACTGCACAGTGTAAACGAGTTGTTCACGTGACCGGCGTCAATCGTTAGGATGCTGGCGTGGTAGCATTCGCGGACTTTGCGAACACGGGCGCTGATCTCTTCACCGGAGAATTCATACTCCAATGTGTGGGTATTGCGCGTCGGCCCAAACACGTCCTCACGCAACAGGTTGCGGTGAATATACGCTGATTGCAGGCGTGGCGGGTTAGCGCCAACGTCGCGCTCTGCGTCCTCAGGGTTCTTGGCGTAGGCTGCAACGATTTCAGGACTGTCTCGGTTGAAGTCGGGATGAACGTCCCAGGTAGCCAGTTGGATGCCCAGCATTGTGTTGCACGTAGGCTCTACCTTAGACATGCCGAGCAGACGCATAACCATGTCACGCGGGCTAATAGGTGAGGATACCCCCAGCATGATGCCCGTCGGCATATGGTACATACCGCCCTCAAACAGCTTTGCCGCAGCCTTACGAATCGTCATCAGACTGGTGTTAACCGACTGGTGTGCCTGATCGGCGTTAGCCATCTTCTTGTCGTTGGTGATCGTAAGACCCCCGTCGAAATCGAGCTCATTAACACTCACGTTAGGCAACGGGAACAGACCCAATTCGTCGAAGCTGGCCCCGATACGAGTGGCACCCCGCAGCTTTTCCCAGCCTGGGTGAGTTGGAACTAAGTGAATGTTTTTGTGATAGAACTTGATGAATTCCAGCTTACGGTTGTACAGTTCAACACCATACTTCTTACCGTAAAAGTCTAGAAGAGCAAAGAGGTCGTTGTACCACGCACTATCCTTGATAATCGAGACAAAGGGTTCCCAGAGCAGGTTAATAGCTTTACCCAGGTCCAAGCTGATAAACGAGTACGTGAGGGGCGTACTGTTCTGCATGGTGTCGATAAGAGTACCGAGCTTAGGCAGCTTCAGGAAGCGGTGAATATGGTACGCCGTCATCATCGAGGCAGATGTAGACTTACCACTCCGCTGACCCCACACCAGGACCAGCTCGTTGTAAATCTTCATTTCTCCGCTCTTGGCAAATTCCAGCTTCGTGGCCTTGCATCTGGGACAGATACCGTATTCAAGTAACTGAAGCTCACTAACCATCTTCTCGGTAGGCATTCCCTTGGGTACATTCATGATGTCCTTCAGGAACTTCTTATTCGAGCAACGGGGACACACCTCGCCAAACAGAACCAAGGCAGTCCACATCTGGCGAGCCCACGGCATAACCGGATCATCTAGTCGCAAAATATTCTGGCAAAAGTCAAAATAGTTTTTGGCTAGAGGAAGGTCCCGATCATCGATCTTTAGATCGCGCATAAGGCCAGTGAGAGGATCTTTGGCAGACTGCATGGCAGCAGCAATGTCAAAGTCCTCTTCATCGTCACTGGTCCAAATGCGCTTGCTTGCGGGGGTCCAAACTTTACCAGGCTCGTCAGACGTCGTCTTCGAGCTCAGTCCTTCTACTTCCTGTTCGGGATCGGGTTCGTCTTCGGCTTCCAGACGGCTGATTCCCATTAGTTCTGGGAAGAACAGGTTTGCTTTTCTTCGTAGGTCGTCGTTCATCTTGCGACTCCATTTCGGGTAATGGGCTCCCTAGAGGTGGTCGTTCAATGACTAATTTCTTGGTATAGTCTACTTGGGCGAGCATCGCTTGTACTTCTTCCACTGGGAGATCAAAAAGTTCTGCAACGAATTTGCATAGTCTTAAATTAGTCGCTTTGATCAAGAGCTGATGAAAAAAGTGCTCAGTTACCCCGTCTACTTTACCTCCCACAACCCGCTCAACAACTAATCGCGCTTGGTCGATACCTGTCAACGAGGCCATGGCTTTGGGCGCTAACTCGGTAAGCATAAACTCCCGAGTTCGTACCATTATGTCTTCCATCTGTGCAGGCAACTCTACCGAGTAGGCATCAGCCCGGTCATCAACTTGCCTCGATGATCGGGGTAATTCCGGTGCAGCAGTGAGCTCCTCCCGACGTAGGTCTTCATCCGAGGGTCCCTGTAACGTGAATATAAATCGGGACCGATGCGGGTTTAAAGACCGGCGCTTACCAAAACGCCGGGAAGGGTCTCTATATGAAGTAGCAATGGAAGACAACTCAGATACAATGCTGTCCATGTCGGCTTTGGCATCGCGGGGCGTTTCCCGCTTAACCGGAACCACTTCGACCACAGCATCGGCCGGTTTAATCCGCTTCACCCTCATCGTCATCATCCTTACCCTTAGAGTTCTTGTACGCAACATACAAGCGCTCCGCTACACCCTCTTCCATCTGGTGGAAGCAGAACTTGCGGATATCTATGGGCTTGTAACCGAGCTTGGCACACACTTCCGCCTTCTCTTCCTTGGTCCCGATAACCCAGCGCTTAAAGTCGATCCACGTAATGGTCTTAGCGCCAGCACCCAGACCCTCCAGGTTGAAGTTAATGGCGTTACGCTTACTGCCCTTAGCTTGGCCCGTGTAGAAGAGATACCAGTAAGTGTCGTACACGGGGTCTAAGCCCTGGGCCTCGCCGTTGGCGTCTTCCACCCAAATACGAATCCAGGCTACGCGCTTAGGGGTCCACAGCTTATTCTTGTCTGCCTTAACCGCAATATACCGATACGTATCCTGGCCTTCGTACTGCACGCTGGCCTCGACTTCCGTGCTCTTGTCATCCGGATTTTCCTTGGGCTTGGGCGACGTAGGTACGCCACTAATAGCTCGCGAGGTGTGCCGGATACGCACGTCAGAGAAGAACTTCAGGGCTTGGCCGCCCGGTTCCGATTCGGGCGGGCCATGGCGTGCCATAGGATTGGAGCGGAGCTGGTTAACCCCGATAACGGCTACCATTTTGGAGGCTAGACGGCCCTTAACCCGAGGAATGTGCTTGGCAAACATGCGGGCCTGCAACGCCAGCGAGTTGTTAGCGTCATCATCGTCGTTAGCCTCCGGGTTCATACCAGGATACGAGTCTGTGATAATAAGCGCTTGCAGCTTGCCGTCCGGAGCCTTAACGTATATGCCGGGACCGTGCTTCTTAGCCATAGTTGGGACCGAGCGATCTCCGTACTTAGCCTTGTTTTGCTTGGTGTCCTCGAATACCAACCACCAATCCTTACCGATTTTCTTCTTATCTGGCAGCGTCTTAAGCAGGTCGTGTAGGCGGTCGAAGAAAGCCTCACCCCGGGTTTCTGGAATGTAACCAACAATCGGGCGAATCAGCCATTTGCCGGTATCAGGGTCTTTAACCCCGAACACTTCCTGTACTGACTTCTTGATGCCAGCACTACGGAAAATATTCTGCACGTAAGGAATCGAATTGCGGGTACTGCCCTCAAAGTCTTCCAGGCGCGAATACGGAATGGCAGCCTTAATAGCTGCGGCCAGAATTGTCAGGGTAGTGGTCGTCTTAGCAGACTGTTCCCCACCAAAGTTGGTGTACCACGCGGGGCGAATACCGCCGCCCATGACCATGTCTAGGGCCAACATACCTGTAGACATAGGCTCCATATCGGAGGCAAGACCATCGTCCATGCCTTGGCGCTTCCAGACATCATCTAGAATATCGCCGTAAATCGAGCTCACGTCATAAATGGCGTCATCAGACACCTCATCTTTAACAACCCGGCGCTTCTTGCGGGGCGTGATTTCCGTATCAACTGTTTCACCAACAGCAATCTTCTTTGGCATTCGATGTTCCATAAATAGGAAAGGGGTCTACGCCGAACCTGACGTAGACCCCAGAACTAGGTTAGCAGAGCCTACCTATGTATTAACGCTTTGGCTTCTTAACCGGCTTCTTGGCAGGCTTCACTTCCTCTTCGTCCTCATCCTCGTCGTCTTCGATGTCGTCATCTTCATCTTCGTCAACGGGCTTCTTGACAGGCTTTTTAGCCGGAGCTTTCGAGGGCTTCTTAGCAGGCTTTACGTCCTCCTCTTCATCCTCGTCGTCTTCCTCATCTTCGTCTTCGTCTTCGTCTTCGTCTTCATCGACGGGCTTTTTCACCGGCTTTTTGGCAGGCTTCTTCGAAGGCTTGACTTCTTCCTCTTCTTCATCGTCGAGGTCGTCATCTTCGTCTTCGTCGTCCTCATCTTCATCGACAGGCTTCTTGACGGGTTTCTTAGCAGGCTTGGCCGGTTTCTTGGCGGGCTTTACCTCTTCTTCCTCGTCTTCGTCTTCGTCGTCGAGGTCGTCATCTTCGTCTTCGTCTTCGTCGACGGGTTTCTTGGCAGGCTTCTTTACCGGCTTCTTGGCGGGGGCTTCATCCTCATCTTCGTCGTCGAGGTCATCCTCCTCTTCCTCGTCGTCTTCCTCGTCTTCATCTTCGTCGACAGGCTTTTTCACCGGCTTCTTGCTAGGCTTCTTGACGGGCTTTTCGTCTTCGTCCTCATCATCGAGATCGTCGTCTTCATCATCGTCCTCATCCTCATCAACCACCTTAGCAGGCTTCTTGCTGGGCTTGGCAGGTTTCTTCTTAGGGGCCGGGGCTTCGTCCTCGTCGTCCTCTTCATCATCGAGGTCTTCGTCAACAATCTTGGCCTTCTTCTTTTTAACTTCCTCGTCCTTGGCCTTCGACTTCTTAATACCCTTGATGCTCATGTTTCCAATCTCCACATCATTGCGTTTGGCCCACGATTCGAAATCGCGGATAAGTTCATCTTCGTCCATCGGCTCATCGATGAGCAGCTCCAGGTTCTGGAGCAAAAAGCCGCGCTCTTCTTCGGTCAGCGGAGTACGGTCACCCTTCTGCACGTCGTACATATTGGCCGGGGTGGAGGCGTCCGGATCAAACTTGATCATCAGATCGCAACCGTACTTCTCATCCGACATGTGGTAGGACTTGGTCTCACCAGACTTCTTGTTGAAGTGCGTGTTGGTCCCGCGTAGACCCTGGATACGCTCGACTAGCGTCTTGGTCATGCGAACAGCATAAACCGGAGTCCAGCTATCGCTATCCTTGTCCTTAAAGCCGGTTTCGCGCTCAGCTTTGGTGTGCTGAGGTTGGTTGGCTGGAGCGTTATCTTGCTCCGAACGGATGATAGCACCAATCCAAAAAGTCTTCTGGAAGCTGATGACCTTCTTGGAATTAGCCTTGTCTTCGGAGTACTCGTTCAGCTCAGCAGCCGCGTCACGCCACGGGTCAACCTTGTTGTCATCGCGATCATGCGTGTCGTAGTCGTAGGAGTTGCACGGGGCGAAGAAACGACCTTCCGTCTTGTCCTTCTTCTTGGTCGTGACCCAATAGCCAGCGGTCGTAACCATACCCGTCAGCAGGCGCAGGCGCACCCACTTATTCTTGGGAAACTTGTAGACGGCGACGCGCTCGTCCGGCTTGCTGCGCTTTTCCTTGTTGCCGGTGGGAATATCACCCAGATCGGACCATTTCGACTTCTTGTCTGCCATTTCGGCTCCTAGTAAAATCCATAGGACAGGCGGCTATACAACATTCCGCCCTTGTGCATTTATTAACGGTTCCGCTTGGGGCGGAACATTAGGCCGGTGCCTGAGCACCATCCTTGGTGTACATATCCTGGATCACCTGATACATTGAATCTGCAGTCACAGTGATTTCAGGGGCGGACGCCAGGGAACGGGCGATTTCCATGACGTGGGCATTATCCTCACGGCCGTCAGACCAAATCTTACGATACGGGGGCTTGCCTTCTTGGTCACCCTTATAGTTGTTGTCCTTGCGGAAACGATTCAGGGCGTTCTTGGCGTGGTACAAGGTAAACAGGGTTTCCGGGGTTACGCCATACACCGCACACATGGCCCAAAAATGGGGCATAGAGGCGCGTGGGCCGTCTAGTAGGAGTTTACCTAGCCAGCGGTTAGCGGCCTTAACAGGCGACCATTTAGGGGCCGCGCCGGTAAGTTCCGGCGGCATAAGAAAGCCGTCGGTAATGAACTCGGTGACTGGCTCGATAAGCATCTTCTGGGAAATCTTATCGTTCTGGGTAAGTACCGACGGGTCGTAGATATAGGGTTCCAGCAACGACACCCGGGCATAGTGGGCTTGCAGCAGACCCTGAATCAGGAAGTGGAAAATATCCACAATTTCCATAACGCAGTTTTCGTGATCAATGGGCTGCACACCCTTCGTCCACCAGGACTTGTACCCTGCGCTTTCCATCAGCTCACCGGCTTCCACACGCATAGCGGAATCCGTGTCAACGCGGGCCGTGTTCTCCAGCCAATCTGCGCCAGCCAACTTGAAACTCAAGTCGTACTGCAAGCGCACGATATCGGAAATGCGCTTTCGGTTCTCGGGACTTTCTTCAGAAAGCCCTAGTACGTAATCCCGGCGCTTGATTAGGATAGCCGAGATGCGGCTAGAAATTGCTTGGCTGTTCTGTTTCAGCTCATCTGCACGTGAATTTTCGGTCATTGTTCGAATGCGAAAGATAAAAGTGTTTGACGGTCGTGTTGGGTAACGTACTGAGGTATACCGAGCACGGTTCTTACGACGCCTTCTGGATCATGTACCTGAGCTCGGTAGGCAAGGGCTTGGGAGTCTTCGGCGCTAGTATCCGGAGCCACACAGCCGATGTCCATACTATCGCCGAGCTTTTCGTACAACTCCTCTAGGGAATCGTCCTTCTGGCCAGAAGCTAACTCTGACACCTGAGAGCGCGCACCTTTTAGCCAGTTCTGGATAAAGGTAGTTAGCACCCCTCGTCTGGCGTCACATCGATCTACCGCCTTAGCAGCTACCATAAGGTAAATCTGAGTTACGTCGTCCAGATCAACATAGTGATTAAAGTCCACGTATGTCTTCTGAGCTTGGCCCAAGGCCATACGTGTGTACTTTTCCAGAATAACGTTCTTCCAGGCACGTGCGCGCTTGTCCCAATACTCTACCTGACGAATTGCTTGGTAAAGGGTGTTTGAATCGCGAGCCCCCAAGGCAATCTCTAGAGCTTGGCACATAGAGCGCTGCTCGTATTTGGGGATATCGCTAAACGCGGAGTGCAGCCGTTCATAGGGTTCGGCTATCTTTAGAAAAGTGCTGATCATGCCAAAGAGCAGGCCACGATTGATATATAGCTTGCGAGCCTTTGCTAGTGCCGCTACCGGATCTATCTTGGACTCGACAAGCATTTGCATCAAAATCGTTGGAAGTACTCCCTTTTCACCTGACGTGTATTTACTGTTAGGATACACGGACTGGTAAGCCACGCACTTGGACATAAACGTGTAGAAGAAGGAAGGGCATTCCAGAGCTATAGGCTCCAGAGCTTTCCACAGGAGCATGTCCAGCGTATTCAGGTATTGGGCGCTAGTGAGATTACCAGCAACCTGTTCCTTAGTGCGCTTCAGACTGTTAAACGTCAGTGAATGGGAGTATGTCTTCATATGCGGACCACTTGAGCCAATCTAGGTTGGATCGTCTGGTAAAGTTTCACAAGGTGCTTGCAGGCGCTAGGCACCATCTGGGGATTGTTGATGACTGGAGGCTGACCGTTCGAGTATTCGATCTCAGCCGCATCCTTGCGTTCCAGTGCTACTTCCCAGCGGAACTTGAAGTCACCGCAGGAGCAAGAACACTGAACATGGCCCCGTTTATTTAAGAGAACGATAACAGTCAAATACACGGGTTTTCCGGTAATCCGAATAATATTCCCGTTAGGCAAACGTTCTCTTACACTTTGTGTCTTAGCCGCGAAGAATACATCACCGCTATCCAGATAACCGGCCTTCTGCTGTAGGATCTTAACGAGACCCGCATCGGTAATACGCTGAGCCGGAGTGCGGCTCAGGATTAGTGGCATGGTAAGCATCATTTACTCCTTCAAAGAATAAAACTAAATGAGGTACTTAGCCACCTTCGTCTGATAGCAGGTAACGCCTAGGGAGCGCCACATATCGACAATGTCCTGCCGATCCTCAAATACCAGGAGCACATCGTCCACCCGGCAACCATTCTCTTCCAACGTAATGAGCTTGGAGGGGCCACCGTCATCAGGAGTACGCTTACGGTCCCGATCACGCATCCAAAGTGGAACTCCTTGGAACCCTAGACTGTCGAGCTGGGCCTGAGTATAGTGCCGATTACGCTCACTGCGGTCTGTTAGGAAAACACACTTGAGGCTAGGATCAGCACACAAAGCACGGTACACAGAAAGACCGGCAGGGATAGGCGTATCTTCAACATGCGCCGCATGATAAGCAATCCAGTCTTGTCGTTGAAAGGCGTTAAAGCGACCCGGGCCCGGTTCCAACAGACACCCGTCAATATCGAACAAGATTAGGTTTTTCATTGGATATCGTCGTCTTCGTAGAGTTTCGTGCCGTTGACTACGGTGTAGCCCACTGAGCCTTTAACGGGACCAGATTCTTCAGGATCAAAGTCTTCTTCCTCGTCCTCATCATCGTCGTCGCCAATGTCACCCAGAAGCTCCGATGCTGCCTCGTGGATGTCCGCCATTGACACACCGACTACGTAGCCTTCACTATCCTGAGCGCCTTCCGATAGCATGTGTAGGGATGCCACAGAACCGGCGGCAAACACCTGCAGGAGCAGTCCCTTGATTTCTTCCGGGAATTCTGCACCCTGCGCCTGCATATTAACATAGAGTTCCATGAACGCAGTGACCAGGATATTGTCCGGGCCGACATCTTCGCTATCTTCTTGCAGGTCTTTCTGATCAGGATTCATTAAAAATCACCATAGTCGGTTTGGTAGCACTTGACACCACGATCACGCCAGCCTTTGACAACAATGTCACGATCATCGAAGGCCAGGAACACTTCGCTCAGCTTATAGCCCGCTTCTTGTAGCAAGAACGGCTTAATGTCGTACTCAGATACGTTCAGGGTGCGGCCCGTCTCGTAGTTGTTTTGCCGCATAAGCAGTCGAGCACGGTTCATTAACTGAGGGCCGAAAATACGCGTCAGTTGAGTAGTGGTGTTGGGGCGGTCTTCCTCGGAACGCGAAGTAATGAACAGGCACGTATAGGCCGGACTCATGAGGAAGGCCGAGTAGATAGCCACCCCTTGCGGGATGGGCTTATCGGTTTCCCACATCTTGAGGTAGGTTTCATAATCACCCGCCACAAGATGTGGAAGACGCTCGCTGGGATCCACACAGCAACCGTCAATGTCAAATACGACTATTTGCCGCATTCGTCCTCCGCAGGATCTTTAATTAAGCCCTTCCCTTTAAGGGCCTCCAAGTCGACGCCTGCCGCCTTAGCCCACATTTCGAGAGGAACCGAGGCACCGCCCGCGTGTACCGTATGGATGAAACCACCATCTGGATTGCGTTCAGCCTCTTGGAACTCCTTGATGAGACGCGCTTGCTCTTCCGGGGTCATTTCGATGTCAATTCCCGCTTGCCGACTACGACGAATAATCTCGGCATCACGCTCACGAATAGCCTTGCGCTTTTCGATCACGAGATACAGGTAGTTGGCAAAGTCACGCATAGTCTCGTCTAGAGACTCGGTGCTGTTGGGGTCGTCAGAGACGTCGAACATATTGAATTCGACCTTCTTGAGCTGCTCTTCCAGACGGTCGGCTTTGCGCCATACCGTGAAGAATGCTCCAACCCCACCACGGCGGCACCAACTTGCTCCGTACTCAGCATCCTTCTTGCGACACATTTCCAGGGTTTGATCCTGGATAGCTTGCATCTTATCGAAGTCAGTGTGCGGCAAGTCTTCGGTTGAATATGCGTAACGCTTGTCCAGTTGTTTGCTCATTGGGATGCCTTTGCCTTTCGGGCTGCAATACGACGCTCAATCCATTGTTTGCCGTTGACAAGCCAGTCGTAACGATTGTGATTCTCCAGAAGAGCTACAGCGTCTTCCAGCTTATCCTGCTTGTATAAGTCGTACGCCTTACCCATGGGGTCCAACACCTGAGTGCCAAACTTAGAGGCATAGAACGTACCAGTCAAGTGACCCGCGCTATCAAATCTGTGGAAAAGATTCACTAGATCTTGATAGAACAAATCGCGGCCTTCTTGAGTGTAGTCGAATAGAAATGGGGTAACAGTGAGCCCCTGAGGGATCTTAGTCGAGCTCAAGAACACTTCGGTCAAGGAATAGCCAGTGTCCGCGTCACCTTGGATCAAGCGTTGCGCCACCGGGTTCTCCAGGTAGATGTGAGCGTTGTTGCTGACTTGATAATAGTTACCCAGCATCAAGCCCACCGATTGGGCAACATATTCTTGCAGGAACGACATATGCACCAGATTGGCACCGTATGCACCCCACACCAGATCATTGCTGCGATTAAACACCGTCATATTGAGGCGGTTTTCAACCACATCAAATGCGATGCTCAGATTGCACGGAACATCCTTAGTGCCGGTTTGGGCAGAGCGGGGGTCATTGCGGGCATCCCACATACCCAGGTGAGCCCGACGGCTATCCTTATTGGTCTTCAGTTCCGGCACGATGAAGTCATCAATCTGATCAATACCGAACTGGTAGCGCCAGCGCCATCCGTAAGCCCCGTTGAGAGTTACACCATCGTCCGAATAGGACCGCATTTGAGGTGTGAAATAACTGACAAATGCCAGATCCCGGCGACCCCGTAGCATCCACATAGATTCAAACAGATGCAGGAACGGATTGCAGTCGCGTACCGGGTTAAACAACACCCGCGATTTCGGATCGACATACGTGGTTGTCAGGGGCATACGCGCACGCAGCACCGGCCCATTGCGCGACTCTGCCACAAGTGGGGAATTGTCGATAACAGTCTGAAGGCCAGATTGCAGAGCGTCATCTGCGGAGGTCGTGAATACAGTCAGCATTACATTCCTTAGTTGTAAGGGATACGTTCCTATTTACGCTTTGCCACGGTAGGATGCGCGCATTTGGCCGGAACCTGTGGAAACGGCCATCCACTTGCTGAATTCGCAAAGCGAATTGGAATAGTTAGACATTTCCATAGGTGCAAAGCCTGTGCGGAAATCTCCGGTCCAGAGCGTTTTAGGTACTAGCGCCTGGATACGCTTGTTGGCTTCCTCTCGACCTGCAATCATCTGTTCCTGCACCCCTACGAAGGAAGACGATTTGCCCAAAACCCCCGTCGTCAAGAATTGCTGGCCTTTTCTAGTACCAGGGCCGGGACTCGTAAACGTATTCAGGTCCAGCGCGTTAGCCAGCCAGTTCTCCGAGTACGAAAGGTCAACAATCACTTGATAGGACATGAACGCAGCCCACCCATGATAGGTACTCAGCTTCTTTACAGCATGCTCCATGCCGACCTTCATATCTTTGGTCAACTCCTTACGGGTAGCCCACAAAGGGTCGATACCAAAGCGCGGAATGTAGTGGACCTTCGTGTTACCGAGTTCACTGCTGTCAAAGCCTTGAGGAAAGATCGAGTTAACGATGTAGGCACCCGTAACCACTTTTTCCCCACGCTGTTTACGAGCTTCTAGGACGTTGTAGCATTTCTTCCAATCCCATCGGGACACTGGGAATACCTTCTCATCAATAAGCTCTTGTAGCGTGTCAGGCCAGTTGATAAGGCGGGCCATAGCCAGCATAACCGGCAAGTTGGGATTGTCCTCGTACTTTCGGATGATATTGTCGATGATCCAGATCGATACGGTGTCGAGTTGCCGATAAATATTACAAAATCGATTCTCAAGCAGTACTGGATCCTGAGTCCATGGTTTATCTAGACCACGCGCTCGGCGCAGATAAACCATATGGCGCTCGATAACAAACCGAGCATGAGTGTCGTAGCGGTCCAGATTATGTGGATCCGCGCACAGCAGATTGTTATCGGGTGGAATTAAAAGGAGTTGACCTTTAGCCATCTTGTTCTTCCCTAATACACAAAAATCCGCTACTGGTCTTGTAGCGGACAATAGACTTGTTCAAACGTTCAGGTTCCCCAATAGTGGCTGGCAGTGTCCACTGACTCTTAGCCATGACCGTTACCCGTGTAAGATTACTATTGCGCATTTTCTCGGCGACAATAAAGTTCTTTAGCAGGTAACTCTTCTTAGTACCGTCAGACAGCACGAGCTTTACGTGCGTCGAACTGAATACTACAGACTGGACATAGTGAGTCAGTGGATACCGATAGTCAACCGACTTATTCGGAGCTGAGTGAACGCGCGGGGGCGAGGAATTTCTCTTCGAAGTCTTCACTTAGCAGGTTCGGTTCTAGGTTGGGCTTTGCCAGATCAATGCGCCCCTGCAAAAAGCGGGGGAATTTGTTCCGGTAGGCAGCAGTGCCGTGAACGGTCTCCCCCGTTTCATTGGGGAAGCATGTTGTGACAATCGCGTCTCTTGAGCGCACATCGCTAGGAATGTCCCGAAGGGCATTCGCACCACGAAAGGTATCTGCGTGGCGATGTACAAAGCGTAGGAGGGCGTTATCCAGAGCATCCTTACGTAGATGATCCACCAACACCGCTCTAGACAAAGCTTCTGGGAAGAGGTCTAGGGTACGTACATAAAAACGATGCACCGAGGGTGAACCTAACGTGAGCAGGGCTTGAGCTACGTTGCGACCGATCTTGCGGTTGAAAGTCTCATCCGGACGACAAAACGCGGCAGCTACCTGTAGACCTACCCGGTCCGGACGGGACACGTAGTAGGCCAGCGTAAAACCCCCACGCGGGCGGCTAGTTTCCTCGTCATAGTTGATGTGATGCAGGTACTCAATCTGGATGTTCTTCATTCAACACCTCCGGTACATCCACTACACACTTAGCTAGTGCCTCATAGAACTTAGAATGTAACTGGTCAATTTCTTCCGAGCTAACGTCTGCTCCCCAACCCTGTACCAGTCGAGTGCTGGCGTCGATTTCCACGTAGTGTGAAATTGCCGACGGCTGAATGAGCCCCATTGGAACGCCTTCCGCTAGAACCTGAGGAGCCACCTGATGGGATTCCGCCTTGCACTGAAAGTGCTTGAGCAGAGTGCGCATCAGCTGCACCAGAGGCTCCGTGCCAAAGTTGGAACCCGACAGGCCGGATGGGATCGGCAGGATCGTCCACTCAAACTGAGTGTCATAGGGCTTGTATTGGGCGTAAGCCACATATCGAGGGCGGGCGAACACGAAGGCTGTGTACTGGTCGGCATCGCTAGGCAGCTCGGGCACTGCTTCACTCCGTATCTGAGTCTGTTCCATCTGGGGCTCCGAATTGGGCTTTGGTATACGAAATGGTCCGTTCAACCAGCTTAATAACGTTCTTTGGCAGAGTAATGCCAGTCATGTGGAGGGCAAACGCCTCGGCGAACGTCTCACGGTAATTCTTGGTGGCGTATTCGCTGATAACAGGGGCCAGCTCCTTACGCTCGATTGTGCGGGTAGGCCACAGGTAGCGAATCTCTTCGCGCTCTTCACCTTCAAACAGCAAGTCTAGCTCATGAACGCTAACGCCGTGGGTCTGCTTGATGTGGCGCATAATCCACTTGAACACCAGGGCGTCCTCTTCCTCCAGAGACTTTTTAAAGCTAGAGGGGCGGTCTTCACCGGCCAGCAGGTTCTCCAGCATCTGCAAAGCCTCTTCCTTGCGGATATCTTGCTTCTTGATACTGGTGTTAAAGAGCTTAACCCACGCCGCTTCCAGCTTAGGGCTCTTTACATAACGCGAATGGATATGGTGCCCCAGCTCATGGAGCACCGCGTAAGGATACAGGTCAGCCGTCATAACCTCCGGGCGCAGCAGAATGCGCGCCGGGATTTCAATCGACTTTGTCTTCTTCTGAGGAATGTACATACCAGCGTACTTCTCTTTACCAGGAGCATTAAGCTCCCAGACAATATCCTCACTGGCCAGAGGCTCTAGACCGAAAGCGGTCAGGCGCTTATACGCGACATTGAAGCCGCGCACGATACTTTCCTTAGCTTCTTCCTCCGGCTTGTACATCCAACACAAGCGCCCGAAACGCTTGTGCTCCATGGAGCTACGGTACAGGTTGGTAACGTCCACACCATAGACTTTACCGCCACGAGGGTCCTTCCCCAGATTCAGGAAGACATCCTGAGCAGGAATATCGACAACCTGACGCAGTTCCTGAATGTTTTGATATTTGGTAGAAACACCCGTCACCGTGGTGCCGTTCGAGCCGCTCACCTTGATAACGAGTGGCCCTTTACCGTCGGGCGAATTCGCGACTGCGTAGTCACCCTTCGATACTGCCAGAATGTCTGCCATAAATCTCCACCTTATTTACGAACTACTTGCGGCTTGAATTGGAAAGGAGCCATGCCTTCCGGCTGTACCGTCTTAGTCGGTGCCGGGTTGCCAAACAAGGCTTCGGTGTCGTCACGCTGGTCGTCAGCCGGGCTATTACCCTGACCAGCCACCACAACGGGCTCGTCATCGTCGATAATCTTCAAAACGGGGTCTTCATCAACTTCAACAGAAGCCTTCGTAGCCACCGTCGACAGAGCGGCCAGCACGGTATCGCTAGGATCTTGCTGCTCGTACTTGGTCTCAACGCGAACACGCAGTTCAGGTTCGCGCTGCTCCGTAACCGGATCAGCTACAGGTTCGGGGTCCTGCTTCATTTCTGGCTCTGCCGGAGCGATTGGCGCAGGCATTTCATCGATGAGCAGTTCCTCTTCGAAATCACCGGCCATCGGGGTCGTGAAGATAATCGAAGCAAACATACCGTCCGGCGAAACAACCGGATAGGCTCCGTGGTAAGCAACCCAATCAACCACAATCCCGTTGATCGAGAACACAGGGTAGTATCCCTGAGCTTCGCCACTCGGGGTAAACACAGAGTTCAGATCATCTAGCGTGAAGCCGTTCTGGGCAACCACCAACTTATGACGAATACGGCTACGGGCCGGATTCTCCATGTCGATATCCGGATCCTGCTCATATTGCAGAATGCTACCCGCCAGCGTAATAGCGTCAATGACAGGCTCTTCGCTACCCGCCGCCGTAAACACGGCCACAAGTTGGGAAGGCGCAGGCTCTTCCGTCGTTCCGCCCAGATCACCCCAATCACCTTCCATCGGCTCAGCACCCTCGCCTTGAGCCTGAGATTCACTGGCGATATTGCCAACAAGATCCTCAAGGTTTGGCTCTTGAGGAGGATCCTGAAGAGCCTTCTCAAGCATATCCTCCATGTATACGTTAATCGTGATATACTCACGATTTTCAATATACGATTCGATCGGTACGGCGTTGATCTTGCCCATGTCGTCAAGATACACAACCATGGGCGGATTGCGCTTGGCTGCTGCGCCCTTCAGTCGGGTGTTTGCCAGATACAGGACAGTAGATTGACGACCGGTATCTACACGACGCCAGACATGACCCTTACCAAGAAGGGCAAGAGTTTCTTTGGAAATATCAGCCATTATGTATAACTCCGTAGGTTAAGGCTTACCCTGGATATTTACGGTTTCGTTTCCAGCGGTTGGATATTAAATGCGTCGCGGATTGTCTGTGTCAGTGAAGCCTTGGACACGGAACAGACTTCCCATACGCCAACCATATTAGATACCCACTCAACTACCTGACCTTCCTGGAGCCGACCACTAGGGCCGGGGGCAGGGGGCCGGGGTAGCGGCGGACACGGGGCCAGCAACGATTCCTGGATGCGTACAGTATGCTTCTCTGGAACGACTGGCTGCTCAGGATTGCGGGGTGTAGTCTCACATGCAGTTAAGACGTAGGCGAAAGCTACAACAACTAGAATCCGCAGTATAATTCGATCTAGAGGAAGACTCATTTCGCTGTACCCATAATCCGATTAATGGCATCCAGCGAGGGGCCGGACAACCCACACTGACCCGCTACAGTAACGTACTTCGTTTGGTATTCCGTAATGATCTCGGTACGCTTCTGGCCGTTCTCTTCCAGTAACTTCTGAATGCGTAGCGCATCTTGGGCAGACTTTTGCTCTAAGACCCCGATGCGGTCATTAAGCTCCTGCGCCTTTTGGTTGCGGTCGCGCACTAAAGCATCGACCTCATCTTGTTTTAACGTGAGGCGCTTGTTGAAGGAAGCAGTCAACTCAACCTCTGCCCGATTATACCCAGCAGTGTCCCCCTTCCAATGGCCCGTGAAATACGCACCAACGACTAGGGCCAAGCCCCCGAGTAGCACCCAGGGACTTGGGAGTAGACTACCAACAGCCGGTAATAGCTTGGGGATCCACGATAACATAACTACTCCAGTTCACGATGATTGAAATACTTGCGTTTGATTTTCAACAGAATCTCCTCTGGGCAGTTACCTGGGTCCCACAAGTTACCCTTAAACGCCTTTTTCTCTTCTTTAGTCTTGAGCTTCAGATATCGGTGGTACGGACTATTTGGCATAGACCACAACTTGATTAATTTCGTTGGAATAACCTCAGAGATATCCGGACCAATGCGCTCTGACGCTAGAATGCCCGCCTCGTCACCATCCATCATGAGCAATACCTGCTCAACTCCATACAGCTCTAGGAGTTGGGCTTTACGCTGACTCCAGGTGTTGGTCCCAAGAATTGACAGAGCTGGAATACCTAGAGAGAGTAACCGCAAAGCATCTCGGGGACCTTCAACCAGAACAATAGTACTCGACTTCAATTCCTCCATCATCTTGATAGAGAAATCAAACGGAAAAAGGCCGTGAGTCTTAGACCACGGCCCTTTACTGTTGATGTAGGACGGGCGCTCCCCCGTAGGATCCTTCTTGAGTCGGGCCTTGATATACCCGCGCTCTTCACCGTTGATAAGAACAGGCATGTACAGCATGCGCGTATTCCACTCGGTGAGCATCATCTGAATACCAATCTTGCGCAAGAATCGGGTATCGAAGGTGCGCCATGTCTTATTCTTAGGAAGCGGATGAAGCTCAAATTTGGCTGTTTCTTCGTCTTCCTCAGTAAGATTCAAACGCATTGAGTATAGGTCGGTGGCAGGCTGCTTACCGAACGGTTGAAGGCCAATCTGGGTTGCTAGTTCGTCCCAATGACATCTATGACCACATCCAAGGCATCGGAAATAACCTGGACTCCTAGTTCCCACGCCGTGGAAGACTTGTCCGCTTGGGGTTCGTTCTTGATGGAAGGGGCAGCTGATGAAAGTCCAGCTTTCATTTGTTCGGCCTTTTCGGCCAGACCAGATACGTAATTGTTCTCTGACATGATTGAGTTTCTCGACCTGACTGATGGGATCATTCATAAACGGTTGCCTAAGCCAAAAAGGAAAGTCTCAAGAGTATTAAAGCAACGGAACAAGTCACCGCGCCGCTCAGCAGTAATCCAACCCCACCATTTGGAGCATAGAGCCTGAGTGCGTATAAAGACTGGTCGATTGCGAATTACAGGAAACCGATAAATCCATAACCTTGGATTGGTCTTGGAGCGTAGCTCCGGCCCAATATCGTGGTCAGACCACATCAGCTGAACAGAAATGCCGTCCCATACGCCATACATATAGAGCGGCACCCCATTTACAAGAAAGGACCACGAACCGTGGTCCCCTTCTGCGTTCAAGATTGCCAGGTAAGGGGTCTCACCTAGCTCCTCTTGGATTTTATAGTATTTCTGACTCTGCGTAAGTCCCGGAAACCTAGAATCTAGGTCACTCAGGCTCTTGGTCAGACGACCCATGAATTCCGGATCGTCTGACATAGCGTAGGCCAGGATACGTTTATCCCGCTGAGGTATATAGATTTGCTCGTGCTCCATGTACTCCGCTGGCTTCAGCCACCAGACACCGTTCTGGCGACCCGGTACGTGCTGACCAGTTAGGTCATGTTCGAGTCCCATATGGGCAGTCGGAGGTGAATTAGAGGATAGGACTATCGAGCCAAGAATCATAGAACCTTCTATTAGTGAATCTTAGTCTTAGGGACAGGGGTCGTGCTAATTAGCGGACGGCCTTTAATGGTGCCTCCCATGGACATCGCAAAATCGATTGGGTTCTCAATATTCACATCACCGCTGCATAGTTGCTGGGCCATGAAGTTAAGAACCTCATCGATACCATTCTGGGACGTGTCATACACAACGGCATTGAATAATTCCTCCGAATATGAAACCACGTCCCCTTCGACGTGTTTCGGGGCGCATTCGGCAAGAACAACACTGAATGTATGTGGACGCAGTTCAATAGCGGCCAGCATGAATACACGCTGTTCATCCGTTAGGAACAGCGTGCGCTCCGCCGACTTAAACAGGCGAAACTTGCTCTTTACGCGCTTTCTCTTCTTGATCATACTTCCTCACAGCTTGTGTTATTTGCTCAGTCAAGTCGGGCACGTTAAGCAGCGGATACCGTTTCTGTAGGTACTCAATGGTCTTAACACTGCGGTACGGGGCAAGGATCTGGCCCATAACTTCTTCCCTAGATTCCTTAATCGCACCGAGAGAAATACCTTCGTCTACGGACTTGCTAATGCTATCAATCAAGTGAGGCAACGACCAATCCCACTTGATAGTACTCGCATCACAAGCACCGATTTCGATTTCGATTTCAGGCTCGATGGTGAACTGCACACCGAGCTGCTCTTCCGTGGCTCGCGCAAGTCCATACGTCGCTTGCCATTGGCAAATATGGATATGTGGGAGCACCATAAAATAGGGAACCGCAAAGTAGGACGCGTCGTGAACCTGACGACTGAATTGGACTTTGGAATCCCAAACTTTACGCTCCGGATGGAACTTCTTAATGAACTTTGGAAGTTCACGATAATATGCTTGAAGGATCATGTAGCCTGCCTTGGAGCCCAATTCCGAAGAGAAGCCCTGGATAGGTGCATTGGAGCCTCGGCGGACCTGACGACTAACAATTGACTTGTCCTTGGTAAGAGACGCAAACAGGTGGCGGCGGCGGTGTACCGGACTGTACACATAGAATTCCTCCTCCGCCATCTTCTTCATGGTATTGGTCCAAATGGCCCCCTTCGGGAACGATTCGAACGTCTTATCAATCAGGTCCTGTGCGTATTTGGTATCCTTCTTCTCGTCCTCTTCCTCGCTGCCTAGACCAGAGCCCAACTGCTTACGCTCCGCCTTTAGACCAGCCGTAACACGGGCAACCAGTTCACGAACAGCCTTCGGGTCAGCAGCAGCCCGGTCAGCGTCAGTGGCCTTCTTGCCAAGGATATCCAGGGCGATCTTAATCAAGTCATCGACCTTGGTAGTATCGCCCAACAGAAACAGGATATCGTCGATCTCATGGATACGCTTGCGTGCCAATGCACGGGGACCCACTTCAAAGCCCATGGACTTCGAGCTAAGGCCGTACAACAGACCGAAGATAACGCGCTTAACCGCGTCACGGCGGGGGTCTTCTTTGTCTACCCATACCTTCCAGAAGCGGTACACGTTCTGGATGTGAATGTCACCCTTGGTCTTAAGCTCGGTGAGGATTTCCTTGGTCGGGTTCTGAATCCACTGCTTACGCAAGTCCTGACCAGCGCGGAACGCCGCAGCCAAGATCTTGTCACCCGAGGCCACGCTCCACATACGAACTTCGTGGGCGCTATAGTCAAAGCGAATCATTAGGTGGCCCGGAGGCGTAATGAACATCCGCTTAATGATCTTGCTGAGCTTACCCCGTGCCGGAACTTGCTGTAGGCTTGGGTTCTTCGATGCCAGACGACCCGTAACCACGTTCCAGAACAGGTAGTCCGGGCGCAAATACCCATCCTTGGCCGAGTCCTGGTTCTTACGCAGCTTCTTATACCAACCACGCACATAGGTCGATAGGAGCTTAGTACGCTTGGACCATTCTTCAAAGACCGCAACCTCGCGGTGCTGACCCTTGTACTGAGCGATGAACGCTTTACCGACAGAGGGTGCGCCAGTATCTGTAAAGTCCACAGGTTCCAAACCCATGATGTCCAGGAACAGCATGGCTTTATGTGCGCCCTTAGAAAGCCGGAATGCCCATTCCTTAACTGCGTCTCCCCAAAGACCCTTGGACTTAACCCCGGACTCTGCCAGAATCTGGTCATTGGCTTTTTGGGCCGCAGGGAATGCCCGCAACTGACGCTCAGCCGCCTGAATCTCCTTGCGCAGAGGAGAATCCTTGGTCATCAGGAACCGCAGGTAGGGGCGATCAACATACGAACCGTCTTCGCGCAAGTGCGACAGGGCGTGTGCTTGATCGCTCATGATATGGCGCATATGACGCTCGAAATACGCGGTATAGGGTTTGCCTAGGTGCGGAGTGCGGTCGGCACGGCGTAACTGCTGGGCCTTAATACCAATCAGAGCCACCACGTCAGTTGACGCGTATTTCAGGAACTCAGCGTCAGACGGCGGTATGGTGCCAGTAGTGGTACGATCTTCCTTACTGAACTTGGCTCGGTAGTAGAAGTCATTACCATAGGACGCAAACGTAGCGGCCAAGCCGCCAACCGGGGGACCTACGTCAGTCAGCTCCGTAGTGTTTTCATCCAGAAGGTGCTCACCTGCCATAATCTCCCAGACCTTGAGGTTGATGATCGGGAGTTTAAACGCTTGCCGAATAACACGCAAATCATACATACCGTTGAAGGTCACCAACTCAGGACCCTCGTGGGCAGGCTGGTCAAAGAACGCCCGGAGGCGCTTCTTAATGATCTTCAGGTCCTCCCCTGTGAACGGAGTCATGGGGTGGTTAATAGGCAGTACGTAACCGACATTAGGCTGGCGATTGGTGCAGAACTGAATCGTATAGATAGCGTTGTGGTGAACAGTCAAGTTGGCCGTTTCCGTATCACACGCCACGTTGTCTGTAGGACCCAATGCCTCAAGACGATCCATCAGCTTCTCGAACTTCTCCATCGTGTCGATGTATCGAGGTTCGGCAGCTAAGGCTCCGATGTTATGTGGGTGCTTGCCCATCATGAGATAGGCAAGATGTCGGGTCCAGAAGCCCAGAAGATTGGCCTTAGCACCATTCTTCTCCAGCAGACGGTCCAGGTCTACAGTGGTCGCAACTTTAGCCCCCTCAAACTCGTGGATCCAGCCACGTTTGTAGGGGTGGTGCGTAATGTCGGTCAGCATGTACTGAGCAGCAATATCACCGCTAATCAGGATATGCGTGGGCTTCAGCTTCTTAATGAGCTTGCGCAGACGTGAAGCGAAGTGGTTCTCTGCATCCTTGCGGGCGTTTCCCTTAAGCTGCAAGTGCTTGAACGCATTGAAGTTCACAACAGAGAACGCGAAGTCAGCCGGGTTATGCTCGTAGTTACGGCAAATGCGGCGACTGTACTTAATGCAGTTCACAATCGTATCACGGACAAGCCCCTGAGGGGCAATGTCGCGCTCTTTCAGTGAAATCTGCGGAACCATCTGCAACACAATGAGCAACCGCTGTTTAGCGGTTGTCCAGTTGCGGTCTCGACGAAGGCGGAGATTATACTCCTTCTCTTCGTCGAGGGCAAACTTAAAACTCTCTTCTAGCATGGCCTTCCTTAGTCCGCTGCGAGGTTTTTCACATCCATACTGAAATCTTGATCTGGCTTACGCTCTACATAATCTTGATCCACATCGCCAATAGTCGAATACTTGTACTCGATCTTAATCGTAAACGGATAGGCCACTTGGTTCCGGCTCTTGATCTGCTCGATCTTCAAGATGCCTTGCTCTTTACTGTCCTTATCCGCCACAAAAATCCAGGCGTTGGACGCGTGCTCCTTAACCGTTTGGCTGTACCGGATTTTGCCGGTATCGTCCACCTGGGACAACAATATATTTACGCGGTTGTTAAGCTCCGCGTTAATCTTAGCGATACGGGCGACTTTGCCGAGATCCTTCCACTGATCAGGACCATCCGTACCTTTCAGGAGGGTAACGTAGTCGATGACCACCACATCACACTGATAGGTGGAAATGGCAGCGTAGGCTTCCTCAATAGTCAAGTCCGAATCAGGCTTAAAGATAGTGAAACGGCCACCCTTCTTCTTAATGCGACGCACCCACTTCTTGTAGCCTTCCATCAGCTTGTCCTTACCCTCGGTACTCAGCTGATTACCGTTGATCTTCAAGCTATCGACCTTGCACGCATTAGCCAGAATACGGGCGGTCATTTCCTTCTTGTTCATTTCGAGCGGCACCAGCAATACTCGGTAGCCCATTTCCGCCATGTTCATACACAGAGCGGTGGCTACGTGTGACTTACCCGCACCAGAATTACCCCCGATAATAACCAGGGAGCCGCGCATGAAGCCCAAGTTCGTATCGTCGAAGGCTTTGATTCCTGTGGGGATAATCTCTGCGTCTGAGCCTTCGTAGATAAGCTCGCGCACAAACTCCATCGAGTTGTTGCTCGTACCAAAGTGCAGGAATGCGTTGTCCTGGCTTTTGGTCTGGCGGACCTCGACCATCTTCTCGCCAAGCTTCTCCAACAGCTTGTCGGGATCGATCTTATCACCATCCAGCCCCGTATTAATGTCGTGCATGATCTCATGGAGACCACGCATCTTACGAAACTTGCGCAATATACGTACAGCCTTAGCTGCATCCGTTGCGCTTTCAATCGAGTCCGGGGCATCACGCAGAAACTCGCGCGCATCCTTGCTTACACCCGGGTCCTCCAGCAAAATCTTGAGCTTGGGGCTTACACCTTCCTCGGAGATTGACTGGCGTACATGGTTGTAAATCTCCTTTGACTCCTCTCTATAGAAGTAGGACTCATCGATGGAAGACAAAATCGTACCGACCACAGTACGATCTGAGTGCAGCATACCGCGCAAAACAGTTAGTTCTGCCTTGGGACTAAAAATCCGTGCCATAGATCTAGATTACCTCAATAGATTTTTTGACAATACTTTCCGAGAAGTAGGCAATACCCTGAACAGATTTGAACAGACGCGTGCTCATAAACGATATAGGGTCCTCGCCCGCGCCCACAATAATCTTGGGGATATTGGGGAACCGCTCGATCAGGTCTTGGGCTTTGCCAATCTTAGACGAGATTGAGTTTACGGCTAGGTTATGAATCACGAGAATAGTAGGCGCACCCAAATTCTCAGAGCGGGTCATAACGCTAGGTTCTGAGTACCCGCCATATAGAGTTTCCCACACCGGAACGGCGCGGGATCCCAGATGCTTCATGTGGAGATACATCAGGTACGCTGCAAAATATGCAGCCTTGCTATCGTCAGGGGAACCCGTAACGCAGAAGTTGATTGGAGCGGTCGGGCTCTTAATCCACTGACGTAGGCTATTCCGCTGTATATCCCCAGACATAATGCGGCTATTCAGCCGGTCTGATTCGATAGCAAACGATTGGGGACGGTACTGGAAAGGGGACTGTCGGAATATCCAGCTAGGAACCACGGCGCGTAGCACATCGGAATTGAACTTGGCTAGATTAATAGCCTTCGGAAGCTGGATTTCGGGATCCTTGGCTTCCTCGGTAATAACCCGTGGGGCTTTGGGAGGCTCGGCCTCCTTCGCGACAGGCTTGCGGGGCGGGGTAATCATCTGACCACCCGATCTGCGCCGAACAGGTTTAAGTTCTGTCATAATTGATTTTCGTAATCCTCTATAATTGAGCTCAGTACTTCTAGAGGTCGGCCTGTCAGAGCGGCGCGCATACCTTGGAGCAGCAGGAGCTTATCCGCAATAGCATGACGGTCTTTTGGGCCATTACTTATTAACGCTATGTCGCGTACTGAGAACATATAGAAGGTGAATATGCCAGCCTCCACCTTCGTTGCGCTCAGTACCATGCGATCAACAAAGTACCGCAAGATACTGGTGACCTGACCGGTTGTTAGATCCGGGTCAATCTCGCGAATATCCTTGTTGGTAAATGTCCCGGAGCCCTCTGCACCGGAATTTTTCTTATACCAGATACGAACAGCCTCCAATACTTTAGTTCGCATTGGAGTCATGCTCAAGCTCATACTCACCTGACTGCTCATAACTCGATGCTCAATTCTTTGGCCTTACTGGCGCTTTTACCGCTGAGATACGCTTTCAATGTCACTAGGTCTGGGTTGGAAATAGTAGGCTTGAACACCTTCCATATACACCCCCACCATTCGTTACGCAAACACGCACGACGAGCGTTAGTGTCATCAAGGAAGATACGGAGCATAGGAGGGGGTTTGTCCTCATAGGGGGTAAGTACACGGCTAACCCGCTGCTCGCAGTTCTCCAGATTGGAAGACATTGCAACATCATAGATAGCAGACGCACGCGGGATGTTGACGCCGGTACTCACCAGCTTGGCACCTCCTACTAGAATCTTCACCTTGTAGGACCGGGCAGCTTGAATGAGGTTCTCGCGCTCCTCACCCTTAACGTTGCCGTAGAACGGATGAGCCAGCTTCTTACCTGCCAATTTGTTAATCTGCTCGACGATCTTATCAATGGCCTTGACACGGGTCAGGGGAATGATAACCATGTGACCCTGCTCCACATCCTTTATAGCCCACTGAGCGATGAGCTTAATGCGCTTCTTATCGTTCTCGAGCTTAGTCACCATGTTGACCCACTGCGCTTTCTTGTTATGGTCAACATACTCGGTGCGTACCAGACGCACGGTGGGCTTTAGACGCTCGACCTCAGCCTTGAACACAATAGGGCCAATCAGTTGGTGCATGATGGCGTGGCGTTGGTCCTTACGAGTAGGTGTACCCGATAGTCCCAGAATGTACTCCGCATTAAGCGCGGCCAGAACTTGGCTGAACTTAGGGGCAGCACTCGTATGGACTTCATCCACGATAACCACGCTAAACATATTCTTCAGCTTCTTGAGCAGACGCAAGCCATTCTCAGAATACAGGCTCTGAACAGTAGCCAAGCATACGTCATGACGCTGGAAATCCTCTAGCGTTTTGCAGAAACCCACAGACGCACGCTTCTTGCCACTCTTCCAAAAAGCGCGGCGCTCAGCCGCAGTAACACCGGAGCCAATCGCGTTAGTAAGAGCAGGCTGAGACGCCGAACCACAAAAAGTTTCATAGAATCCCTTTAGCCATTCGGCCTGAACTGTGACGATAAGAGTCTTCAGACCCAAAGTGCAGGTAATCGCACTGCCGATAACGGTCTTGCCGCTTCGTGGGGGTGCCTTAATCACACCTTTCTTGGCTGCAATAAATGCGTCGTGGGCCTCCTTCTGGTAGGGGCCGCGCCATGTTCCGTTGAACTTGATTGGGCGCTTGAAGCGGGTCACCTCGTGGTCAGGGTGTTTGTTAACCCACGTGGGTAACTGCACATCCGTTAGAACGCCTGCACGACGCAGGTTACGCACTAAGCCCTTCCGATCCCCCACTGGAAAGCGAATATACGCTTTCTCGTTTATCTTAACGTTCTCAGCCAGCCGTGCTCCGCCCTGGTAGGCGGCGCAGTTATCGCACACACCTTCCACATGGCGTTCTGGCTGGTATTCACATTTGTCACATGCCTTCTCTTCGTAAAAACGAAAAGTGTATGCGTCAATAAGTTCCTGACGCGCTTCCCTTCCCTTGATATCCTCTTTACGGATAAAGAATGCTTCACGCTCAAATACTTTCATGGGCTATCCTGCATTTGTACTTACTGTCACAGTATTTACACGGTGAGCCAAGTTCCGCCCCAAAATGGAAAAAGCCGCCACGCCGGGGCTTTTAGGCCAGCCCTCCGGGGTAGGTGAGGGGTAGGCTTAAAAACGGCGTAGCGGCCCGATTTAAGGCACTGCTAGGGGTTGTTTTGATCGGTGCGGGCCACGCGGGGCAAACCGTACTGCGGATGGTTGAACCAGCGCGGGTCCAGACCTTCTTTGACAACATTCATTTCCCACCAAGGGTATTCCCGTTGAATGAGCGTGACCATGGTGCCTGGATGTAAGCGTTTTAGATTCTTGAAATTCTCAATCAAGATCTCAGACGACCACGCATAAATCTTCTTCCCGTCGACTTCCGTGCAGAAATTACCCAGGTTTCCAACACCGACCGGCCATGGACCCTCATCTAGAGCCTTGTCGTCCCAATGAATATATTCAACACAGGTCTGCTCGTGAATATGAATATCTGTAATGTGCTTCACTACAGCAACTTTCATTTTACGATCTCCCGGTCAGCGGGGTTCTTAATGGTAAACAGCTGGACGATCTCCGGTCGTAATGCTTCTGGTATGATATTTGAAGAGTGAGCCCATTTAGTAAGTTCTGCCTTCACTGTGAGAGCGGCTTCTTTCTTTAGAGCAGCTTCTTCTTGAGAAACCATCGGAGTGTTGGGGAAGAGCGTTGCGCTCTTAATCTCAATACACATAGGACTTCGGTGTGTCTTCTTCAAGGAGAATCGCACGATACCGCCCGATATGTATAGCTCGCCATGAATAGCAAACGTCATACGGGTGCCAGTACGCGACTGGCTAATAGAGAAGGATTGGATTTCAATCACTGCTACTCCGAGCTATGGGTGTATTCAACAACTTTTCTGGAACACAGTAAGCACCGGCGGGTCTGATGATGCTTAACGAGATAGGGCTTAGGATTCTCAGCACCCTCCTCTTCCGGATGAAAGTATTCAAGATCAGGGCCGTCTTCCCATTGTGACCACAGATGCCATCCTATACCGCACCGAATTGGAGCCCAGAAGCTCATAGGATTTTACCTTCCTTACCATCGAGCAGACGCAGCACTTCCACCATATGCTTCATGGCGAAGCCTGCTTGATCCAAGTCTTTGATAAGCGTATCGATTAGGTCTAAGTGTGAATTGCCCTCTGACATAAACTCTTCAGCCAAAGCTGTGAGTCTCATTAGGAGGGCCTCTCGCTGATCTTTGGTTCGGTAATCTGCATTGCGCATGTCATCTGCGTAGGCAGTGTACACATAGCGCTTCAGCGCAGAACTGGCTTCTTTCACATACGAGATATGAATAGACGACCGTACCCGTAACTCAACCAAGCGGCTACGATTAGCCTGCACTTGAGCTAGTGACTCTAGCAGTGTCTTGGAGCTATACTGCTTCTTGCCATACAGAGTGCGAACCACTAGTCCGGAATGTAGGGAAAGTGCCTCCTGCCGGTCCTTCTCAAAATCCACGCGTTCCTGGGCTTCTGTGACAATCTTCTTGAACTTCTTGTATCGAGTATCCGCCCGTATGGCCTGAATTAGCTCGGTTGCCATTTATTGTTCCTTGAAGAAGGCTTCCACGTAGGGGCTGACCGTAGGTGTGATAGCCAAAGCCGCGTCTTCGTAGTTGTAGATAACGACCCGCTCATCGCGGATAACTGTAGTGTATCGGGCTAGATTGTAGCCCTTTGTAGACACAGTCCACAGATAACCGCCGTCGTTATGAATGCGGTAGGGGGATAGGAACGCAAGACCAATTGTAGCGCCATTAACACGGAGCTTACTTATGTTGAACGTACATTTCACGTCGATGGGTTCTGGCTCGTATACTGTGCCAATAGCCATGATCTGAAGAGGCAGTACGTGGTAGTTCCCGATGCGGTAGAATGCACCGGGGTCCAGGGTCATAGGCAACTCGATCATTCCCCATCCTCCTGGTTAAACGCAATCAGAACTGTAGCACCCTTGGCGGTCTTGCCGACAATAAATGCGTCGCCCACAACCTTGAGGGTAACTTCGGTGCCCGACTTGCGTACTAGCTCATCGAAGTGTTCATAATCAATGGCAAATGCTAGGTCAGAGCCCGAGTCGTATGGTAACGATGCCTGAATCTTGCCCGCCTGGGTCTGAATCGACATCCGTAGCTTACCTTCTTCAGCTTTAACTCGCAGCTCACCGCGCTCTTTAAGAGCAACGGCGCGCGAATTGTCTAGGAACGCAACTAGCTTGTCTTTCGGTACGGTAATATCCTGGCCTTCGATCTTAGCCACTTCACGGGCTTTACCCATAACAGCGTCCAGACCAATAGAGTTCTCTTCCAGCGTAGGCAGACTCACACGAGCCCACACTAGGTCCGTGTAGATTTCAACATAGGCATCCGTAACCACCATGTTGAACGCAGCCATGCCCACAGCCTCTAGCACTGCCTGAATAGTGTCCACTGGAACAACAAAGTTAGAACTCCCTTTGATAGCTTTATCACGTAGGAAAGACATCCGGGTACGGTCAAAGCACGAAATGAACGCACCCTTATCTGACAAGTGGATACCTACAGGCATGTACGAGCTAACCAGAGCCATGGGTCGAATAGCGACATCGCTAATAGCCGAACGTAGCCACGCGGCCTGTTCGGTACTAACTTCAATGGGCGTGTCGGTAGTCCGTGCAACGTCGTCCTGTTCCAGAACATCGGAGGTTGCCAACTCTGCCCGGTAAGAGCCGGACTTTACATACAGCATTGTGTTCTTGTACGTAAGCTCCACCGAAGCACGGCCTCTGGTGGCATCACGAATGGCGTCTAGTCCGATAGCAAACTGACCTTCACCCTCGACTGTACCCGGCACAACGATGGTGCAGGAGCTCAGTTCACTGTAGCTCACAATCTGTGCTCGGCCTTTGCTCAGCCGAAATGTGATAATGCCTTCAGACGGTGCCGCAAGTTTAGATACGGTCTTTATAGCCGACTGAATAGATTCGCTTTCTGTTGTAAACTTCATTCTCGTACCATGAAAAATAGGGGGCTTTTATACCCCCTATTTACGGTTTACACCACGGTCATTGTCAGGATAACAGGCGTCGTGTTCACGATACCGTTAAGCGAAGCAGTCACCTCGAACTCGAAGACATAATCGCCAGGGGCGACAGTCTCAGTCATACGTAGAATGCGCACGGTGTCGAACATAGTGCCACCTCCAGCCACGTACTCAGGGCGTTGCAGAATAGCTGCACGGAACTCACCGCCCGCAGGCTGAGTTACCGTCATAATCTGCATAGGAACCCACGTATTGGATCCACCTTGAGTATTCGGCTCGGCACTGAAGATCGATTCTTGGAACAACGTTACCCAATTGAAGTCGAAAAACGTGCATTGCGGTTGGATAGCCGCGAGGTCCAAACTAACGGCCCAGCGTAGAGTGCCGTCAACCGGATCCGGGGTGGGTGCTGTTGGAGGAACCCAAACAGGGTAGAAATCCATACCGTTCAGGAACGAGCCGATAAGCGAACCCGGATCGTACCAATGGCGGCGCAGTCCAGTAGGCGTAGACCAGCGGCTGTAGTAACCCGTCGTCTCCGGATAAATGAACTCGGAAAATCCGCCCCAGGGCAGCGGCTTGGCTTCTTCATATGTATACGTCACAGCCATGAATTGCTGCGACGGTGGGTAGTCTGGGGCCGCAGCTTTAGCGGGCAATGTCACGGACTGTATATCAACCGTACCGCCCGCACCGGGTTGGACAACGTAAGTCGTCTCGGTGCCGTCGAATGTGGTCAGCGGGATAGCAAACATGCCAACCACTTGAAAGGTTGAGTTCTGCACGATACCTACAGGTAGAATGGTCTGCGCACTTGGTGTGTCCAGTGGCAGGCCGAATTGGGTCTTTGACCCGACGTTAGTAGCCATTATGGCCTCCTATGTTTGTGGGACAACATGAACAGGCACGAATTTCAGCTCCTCACCAGTGCATAGGATTACTGCGGGCGGGGGACCTTCGGGCTGCGTTAGTAGGGAAGGGTCTGGGTATTCAACCGTCGGCACATAGCGGACCCCGACAACCGCGTAAGACCACAAGGCATACGTGTTGAGCTGAGTCGCAATAGCGTCTGGAGTGAACGGTATAAAGAATGACGCTATCGGAGCGGCCACAGCCAAGATATACTCGGCTCTAGTCGGCTCCTCAAACTGTAATTCTGGGGTCAAGACAAGTGTTTCATCGGGGATGTCGACTTGGGCTGGACCGTCTGGACGAATAATTGTTAGTCGTGACGGCATAAGGAACTCCTTAGACTATGGAGATACCCTATTAAACTTTCCCACCCTGTTTCACGACTGAAGACAAAATGTACGAAATGTCGAAAGCCTCGATGCTAAACTCGTTAGATAGGTCCTCTATATCCTCACCATCCTTAGCCCGCTCCACCGCTTTGGACAACATCACTGCCTCAGGAGTATTAAGCAGTGTACGAATTGTATCGTATTTGAAGTTCGACCGCAGGGTATCACGCATGGAGCTTACGCTTACGCGCCCACCCAGGAACATCACCACTTTGTTCTGGATGATCTTACGCTCTGCATAAGGGTTAATCTTATAGATCGCTGTAAGAATCTGATTAAGTAAGGAAGGCTTGGAAGCCATGGCGACAAAGTCTTGAATGTCAGGTTCTGTCGACTTGTATTCCCAATCTTCGTCCATGATACGCAGTGCCTTCTTAAGCACTGACTTTATATCGCGACCCTCTGGTAGAGGGGTAAGGTTAAGGTTAGCCAGAGCAGGCACCGAATCACAGACAAACAGGATTTGGCGCTCCTTATCAATACGGATGCGCGGCACATCCGCTACCGAATGGGTCACAATAGGCCATGCGGGCTGAGCAACCGACAAACCATCTGTGTCGTGGCCCCTTAAGGCGTGGCTGTCCTTCGACCAGCCGACAACCGAATGGCTCACGTTAAGCTCGGTGAGGGCCTCGGTAAGTTGCACGGGAGTCCACCTGGAGACAGCCCACGCCTTAACCACTGTAACTTTCTTTGACATGCTTCAACCTCGTAGCATTGATGGGTGACCTTCGACAAGTGTCGAAACCCCATTCTTCTTAACGGCAGTGTACGCAGTAGCGCCATCGTACACTTCATCGGACTTTGGTGTAATGACGATAATGGAAGGAATAATGGCGTTCATTACGTTTAGGAGCTCCTTAAACGATTCGCGCGTTTCCGTACTCATATTGGTTGCAGGTTCGTCCAGGATCAGAATGGAACTACGGCGGTTCTCAGGGACGAATGTCAATAGAGATAATACCATAACGTATGTGAACAGCCTAGACTCCGCACCCGAAAGTTTCCGGACGTCACTCACCTCTATTTTCTTACCATAGCGCCGGTGGCATAGGAGCGCGATCTGTGACTTGTCCCAGTTAAGCTCGAAGCGGTAATTCTCTGGGAATATACGTGACGCATACTTATTCACCTGAGCCATTAGGCTGTGGCTGATGGCTTGAACTGCCATCTTACGCATCCCCTTGTCCGCGTAAGCCTGGAGCATCAGCTTCAGCAGGCGCTCATGCTGTAAACCCTCTTCCATTTCAGACAGCCTAGCATCTAAGTCTTTTAAGCGTTGACGATAGCTACGCAGCACGCTGACCTGTGCCGTTACCTCTGCGTATTTCTCGGTCAACTCTCGCATCTTAACCGTGTAGTCTGGAACCTTCTTACCCTCAACTTCTGGATATTTTAGGAGCAAAGGTAAGCCCGGTTCCAATAGCTCCAGGCAGTGTAGGCGGTATCTATCTTCTTGAACCATGCGCTCATAGATATCCACATCCTTCTTGGGGCCAGTATAAGGTTCCGGCTCAGCGGGCAGGCTGCGCAATTCCTGTAGGGCCTCGTGAATAGGCTGCCATTTCTCAATCAGTGCCTTGTTATTCTCAATAGCCTCTAGAGACGATATACGATTATGCTCATTAGCCTCCCAGTCTTTCAGATCCCGAACGTAGTCTTCGTAAGCGTTATGGGCTGCAATAGCTTTCTTGGCGGTAGCCAGAGCCGATCTGAGCGTCTCCATATCTGCAACCTTAACTGACTGCCCGCAAGTGGGGCAAGTGCCTGAGCCAAACGTTTCTGCGTGTTCAATCTGTGATAGCAGAATATCGCGGGTGGCAATCAACTCACGTTTGTCCTGCTTGGGCTTCTTGACCTTAGTGGGCTTCTCGAGTTCCTCTGGCATTTCACGCAATCTACGAGTGTTGTCTGCCTTAGCCTGCTCGTACTTGACATCCAAGCGGCGGGCCTTAGCCAGCTTCTCTTCATCCGTGGCATAGATACGGGCGCGCTTACTCAGCGTGTTTACAACCTTATCGTAAGCTGCTCTGTCCCGCCTGTAGTCTGCGTAGGAGCGTGCTAGGCGCAGATCTTTCAGATTACTGGACAGAGAATCTCGTGTGTTGCCCAAAACCTCGGCAAAGGACTCCTCTGTGATAGGGGTATCCTGTAATGCAGTAAGAAGTTCTTGAATCGGTTTCTGGTTATCTTTGACGTACTCTTGGACACGTCTAAGCTCCATAGCCTGAGAATTCTTGGCCTGAATAGAATCGAGCTGCACACTCAACGTAGTGGCATCTGCCTTAAGTTCCTTAAGGGAAGCCCCACCGTGCTCCTGGATACGAGCTAGCAGAGCTTCCCGTTCTTTGCCTAGTTCTATGTAAGTGGCTTTAAGCGGCTTTAAGTCGGCCAACTCCGCCATTACCCGCTTCTTCTCCATACCGATCTTTTCTAGGTCGAAGAAGGAATCCAGGAAGTTTTTGCGCTCGGTGGAGGTTCCGCGTACCAATGGATGGTGACGCAGGCTGTCGAGGTACAAGTAGGATTCCGAATCTTCTTCGGTAAGCGGTAAGTTCTGGGCTATCCAATGCTTGGTTTCCTTAGTGGTACGACCAACAGAAGCTCCGTTCTCATCCAAAACCTGGAGCTTACTGCCCTTACGGTAAAAGGTGACCTTCTTTCCGTTAACCTCCGCTTCAACCCAACGCTCACCAGACTGCACCCGGTCCTGTGTCGTACCTAGGACCGGGGAGTCAAAAATAGTTTCTGGCAACTGCGAGAAGAAGCGGGACTTACCCGCTGCGTTACCGTTGCTAGAGGCTGCGGTTGTGCGGTTAAGTCCATAGATGACAGACACCCCGGTCTTAAACTCGAAAGTCGAATCTCGGTAAGGTGCTACATCTTTGACACGGAGGCTACGGAAGATAATCATGTGGTCTCGTATGCGATAATGGCGGAGGTCTTTACTGCGCTGTATTTAACACCTTTCACCAACATAAGTAGTTCCTTGTCGGCTTCGAACCAGACTCGGGTTCCTTGAGGGTAAGTGGTGTCCCAGGAAGCATGCGTAACAATACCGGAAACTACCGGAACCGCTAGGCTTAGACCCAGAGCAATCGCGTATTCAGGCTGATCCTGATCATCTAGTTCAGGACGGTCGTCTACATCGACAATAATATAGTTCTTAGATGAATGAATCATGTCAGGCCACCCGTGCTAGTAGAATTTTGTTTAGGTCTACGGCCATAGAAACAGTGCGGCTAATAACCCAACCGCGACCCGGTAGGTAGTCCGTATTGATAGAGATAGGGTCTACCGGATTGATACCACGGTCGGTCACTTGGCCGGAGTCTTCTCCAACGTAGATAAGGATATCCTCATCTTCCAGGAAGCGCATGTGCTTGGGGCGACCGGCATCGGAGAACACCGGCACCGAGATATCATCAGCGTAGGACCAGCGGCCAATGTATCCAGAGTACCACTTTGTCTTGGAAATCGACAAGTCACGCACTACACCACGGATACGCATCATCATGTCGGAGCTTACGAGAAGCTCTGTGTTCTCTGGGAGCTTACCACCAAAGCGAGACGCAAAGCGATGCAGGGCCGCGTTGATAAGCTCTTTAGGCGTAGGCTCATAGGCTACTGAGAGCAGGAACTTGTCCGAGTGTACTTGCAGGTTCTGATACAGGATGCGTTCTTCCTGAGCAGATAGAGCTTCTACCGCCTCAGCTTCAAGGTCGGCAGCCTGTTTGAAGGGCTTTGCGCCCATTTCTTCCTTTAGAGTATCGACCCAGTCTGACGAATTAACAAACGGGCGGGAAATCAAAAGACTTTCCTTCGGAATTCTCCCGGGAAATTCAGTTGGAATAAGTTCTGCGTGCCCAAGTGACTCAGATTCTTGCAGAAACTCAAGGTGTGAGCACCGATACGCACCAGAGGGTCCCTCAAACAAGTAAAGTCCATCGGCGTAGTCACACGGATATGGCAGAACACCATTCGGTAATGTCACAGACTTCATAATACGGCGCACGAAGTTATTGGCCGCGATGTAGTTAACTCGATTGGCAATAGCCTTCCCGACGCGACGGTGTGCGGCGGGGCTAGTCAGGATTGATTTGATACTGGTTTTAAGCGGACGGAGATCCATAGTCATTTTTTATCCTTAGACTTAGCATAGCGGGTCCGCTCACGCTCGGCAGCTTCAGATACTGTACGAGCAATCTTTTGGTAAGCAAGAACACGCTGCTTTTCGGGGTCATCGTCAGGGTCCAACGTGTACGTCTCAGTGATCCCGATCGTAACCGTTTCATACGGTGCGGTCTGAATGATACGTTTGACTTCAACTGTCAGTTCCTTGACTTTTCGCATAATTACCTCTGGTTTCCACCAGCCTTTATGTCGGCCAGTGATCGGTATTTAGCCCCTCTGTAAGCAGCGCGCAAAGCTAGGTTCAGAAGTACGTCTTTGTCAACCTCACGTTTACGCGCTTTGCGAGCAAACTTGAGGGCTGACTGTGGATTTTCGGGGTCCACAATGACAATTACGCCGACCTCCGGACCAAATTCCCAAGTAGGGCTCAGGCTATCCCACGTCTTTTGATCGAACGCGAAATAGAACTGATTGCAAAAGGGTAAGTACCCTTCCCACTTAGTGTCGGTACGAAAGTCGGCGCGACAGGATTTTACTTCGACTATGGTTATATGACCTTTGAACGTCATAACAAACACATCCGCCCGCAACTTACCCCAAGAGGATACTGCGAGCTCGAAGTTAACACCAGATTTCTTCTTGGCATAATAACGAGCAACTCTGAGTTTGATCGCATCTGCCGTAGCCTTGCGCGCCGATACAGGGACTACCGGCTTATTAACGGTTTTCCTTGCGCGGCGGGCCATATTAGCGCTCCAAACGGACGGAGGCACTGCGGATAAGGTTGCCGTCCTGGTCATACGCACCAACAGCGATCACGTCATCCGGTACAGCATTGCGGAGTGCAGGGTTCGTAGCAGAGGTAAACACATCAGCCCCAAAGATCCGACCGAGCTCCCCGTCTTTAAGACGGCTATGGCGCGCTACAGGGTCCAGCACTGCCAGAAACTCAGGACTATCACCCATAGTCAGGTGATGGTACACGTCGTAACCTATAGCAATAGCATACGACTTGGCTTCCGGAACCTTTTCTCGCACCAGGGTGTACGTCTGGGTCATGAACTTGAAGGGGTGCAGGTCGTCTACACCCTCAGTTGCCATCTGTTCCTTGTCGTAGGTCAAGCGCTTGGAGCTGACTACCATTTCGGTTAGACGAATGGCGGTTGATACAAAAGCTGAGTCATTCATGGTTGATACTCTTTGATGGTTTTAATCAGCAGATCATCATACTCGGCGATACCTGCGGGGCTATCCGTGTATGGCTTGGCACATTGTAAGGCGCTGCGCATCTGGTCAACGGCTGCCAACAGATCAGCATCCGGTCGAGTACCGGCCTTCTTATGTTGGTAGAGTCGCTCAAACAGGTTGGGCAGGTTTAAATGCGCAAAGCCAGGGCCAGCCTCGGGCATGGGGCTAGTAAGGCTTTGCGCGGTCTGTGCGCTGGCTATAAGGGCGCGTATAGGCACCGGGGGCATAATGCCTAGGCGAATCTTTACCCAGGCCGCTAAAAAGCAGCGAAAGGCGTACAAGGCGCGTTTAGCCGAGCGGCCTTCTGAGTCATCGATCTGGAGTAGGGTCTTGCTACCCATTTCCAGGTAATGATGGAACACCGGCCCCACACGCCGATACTTATTCATCAGCTCACTAATCTGCATGCCAATGCCAAGGTCGCGGTATACGATAGGGCTATTCACCCACTCGTGGATCATCGCGTTGTTACGCCATGCGTATCGCATAACCTTGTGAATAGCCCACCCCTCCATATCAATCTCAAGATCGGAAGTAACAGGCCACCCGGAAGTGTTGCGGTCCAGGGTCTCTGGGGATTTATCTAACGAGAAGTAGGTGGACTCCTTAGGTACGTAGATAAAGCGCACATCGTAGTCGCTATCTTTAGTAGAGAACCCCCAACTGCGGGAGCCCTGTTCGACCGCCATAATAATCCGCACCCCATACTGTTCCTCGATGCGGATTATGTTCTTCGTGATCTCTTGCTCAGGCGTAGCGTATAATTCAGGATGGGTTGCACGGGAGACCATTAGTTAATTCCGGTGGATGGGTAGTGCCATGTGAGTGGGGTTAGGTGTACACAGACAGAGCCGACAACCGCCTGATCATCCATAGCCATGATGTAAAGGCAGTTCGGAGGCAGAACAGTTTCGTCATTAGACCACAGATAATCGCTGACCACGGGTATGGTAGCGCCCTTGGATTCGACTATGCCTAGGATACCGGCCTTCGCGCTTTCATCATCAGAGAGTGTCACAATCTTAAGAAAGTCAGGGTCGGAGGCTAGGTCCATATAAGAAGAACCTACCAGTGCGTAATACTTGAAATTCTGGGAGTCGATAGTACCCAACTTGTCCAGAGCAAGCTGGAACACCCCTAGAGACATTGTCTGGTCAAATACCTGTACATGCTCTGCCTTCTGTTGAAGGGCTGCGTTAAGCAGGGTCTTGGAAGCGGTCTTTACGGTACTAAGATCGGGAGTAGTCATGCATCATCTTCCTCTCCAAAGTCTAATCCACGGCGAGCCGGGTTGACCTGGATACGTGTAGCAGGGGCAGCTCTGGGCGCTGAGGCAGCCGTAGGCTTGGGGTCTTTCGACTCTAGTGTTCCAAGTTCTACAGATTCCGCCATAGTCACCTTGAGGCCCTGTAGTTTTTGGGCCATCCACTTCTGAGCTAGTTCGTCAGGTACTTCTACACCTAACTCGCTAGTAAGGGCATCCATAACAGCAACTAGCTGATAGAATTCCTTTAGAAGCTTTTGAATATTCTTTGGCTCATTTCTGTAAGCGTTCGTGAGGCCGAACCGGAGGCATTTACCTACCTCCTGCCCGACCTCACTTGCTTCTTCGCCTACACATGCCAATAGATAGTCTAGGCGACTTAACATTAGCTGACTACTCGCAGTTTGTGAGGGTTGCGCTCGCGTTCACGTTCCTGAGCTTCCAGGTAATTTTCGCTCGCAATGATCCAAGAACGTACAAAGCCCGAACGCACGATATCGTAGCGGTCAAACTCAACAAGTGTGAACTTGGGGAGGTCGCGGATAATTTCCTTGAAGATGGGCAGGCCAGAAGGCTGGCGCTTGTCCAAGTCCAGTTGGCGCTTATCCCCCATGATAACCAGACGGCTCTCTTCACCGAGGCGGCTCAGTACCGTATCCAGTTCACGGAACTCACAGTTCTGAGCCTCATCGAGAATAACAACCGCGTTATCGAAGGTAACGCCACGCAGGAATGACGTGGAATGGAATTCCACCAGACCTGCTTCTTTCATGTCTTTGTAAGAGGAAGCCCGACCTAGGCGGCGTGCGAAGGCGTCGGCGTATGGCTGCTCGTAGGCAGCCAGTTTTTCAGCAAGATCCCCAGGAAGAAAACCAAGATCGCGGCCTTGCACCGCAGATCGAACGATAATAATCTTGTCAATCGGATCGTCCTTACGGAGCAGAGCCGAAAGCGCAAGATAAACAGCCAGTTCGGTCTTACCCGTACCGGTAGAGCCCAGCAGTGCTAGATTGTCACCCCCAATCCAGTTAGTGATTGCTGTAGCCTGTTTGTCGTTCTTTGGCCGCAACGGTATCAAGTCATGGACAGACCAGGACTTTTTACGCGGGCCTTCTGTGCGAGCGCTAGTATCAGCCTCGTACAGTTGCAAATCCATCTCTTCAGACCGGGCACGACGCCCTTTGATCTTTTTAGAGGGGCGCGTAACTGCGGTTCGCATGGACTTTCTCTTCATGGGGTGCTTCCTTATGGGCGGAATGCCCGTTGCTACTTGCTCAATCTGAGCCGTGAATCTGAACGATAGCCGTGTAAAGGCGAGCAGCAATAAGCTCTGGAGCACTGATCCCAGGATTACCTAGTTCGATTCGTAGGTTGGTCAGAGCTACATTAACCGCCGCCAAGATGTTGATAGGCACTGGATTCTTCTTCGTACGATCAGAGATTGCACGATTAAGGGGAGCCCAATGCTTGAGCTCCGGGTGGTTGCTGCCGTTCAGTGCAGCTTTGTACATGAGGTAGGAATTTGCCCAGAGCAACTTCTGGACGAACATGAACCCATCCTTCACATCCAACAATGCCTTGACCACCCGATCAAATTTGCCGCTGTACGTACCGATTAGGACCTCAAGCGCTTGATCGTCGTCGGATGTAGCAACGGACCGCAACACACCTGAAATAAACTCCGGAGTTAGGCGCTTGGGTTTATCTTCAAGACCATCGTAATACTGCTGGACTCCTTGCATAACGTTTGCGAGGGTACGCATTTCGCGACCGGCAGCTTGGACGATATCGTTAAGGATTGGACGCGCATACAGCATGTCTTCACCCTTAGCAATGCGTTTGGCTTGCTTCAGCAGATCCTCATCGGTGTGAGGCTCTAGATTAAACTGAGACAACCGCGTCAGCATAGCCTTACCTTCTATGGTAGTGCCAAACTTGAGGGGCTCCATCGAACACAGGATCCAAATAGTGTTCTTGGAAGGTTCCTCCAAAGGCTTTAGGAGGGCTTGCGCGGCTTGCTTATTTGACAGAAGCTGTTGAGCTTCATCGATGACGATCACACGGTACTGGCTATGTGTTGGACGGAACTTGCTAATCTGCACAAGCTTACGGACATCATCGATTGTCTTCTGATCTGCGGCGTTGATCTCGGTGTAGTCTCCGTGCATCAACTGCACAGAGGCAACTCCGTTAATCTCTGCGGCAAACGCACGGGCCAGCGTGGTCTTACCGGCAGACGGCGGACCAAAGAACCCCAGGGCGTTAGGAACCTTGCCACTTGCTACCAATCCCTTGAGGCGCGTTACTACAGTCTCGTGACCAATAAGGCGACGCAAGGTGCGGGGACGGTACTTCAGATGAAAGGCTTTAGAATCTGTCATTTTGTAGTGGCTTCTCCGACCCAGACGGTATTGGGGTCGTTGTCATCTCGAATCATTTCCAGGCCGAACTCTAGGGTTTGCACCTTAGTCCAGTCTGGTATTAGGGCTTTGTTGTAGGTCAGGCGGTGGGTGCCGTCCTTAAGACGATCCAGATGGAAGACGAAATCCGCCTTGTCCGAATTAATGGCTGTGACTCGGCTGATCTCAAACACCTGATCTGTACCAACAATGCGCAGGGCGCGACGGGGCATACCTACTCCTGTGAACCAAACCCTGTATTTACAGGTTGATAGTGCTTATCGACAGCATACCGTTTTCTTTAAGCCAGAACTCTAGACCGCTGCTATCCACTGCGTCGTGCCACTGAAAGAGCACAACCCCTTGGATACCCTGCATGTTACTGATGTAGACTGGATTAGCCATCACCGTGTAGCTGCTCAACAGACCCGCGTCCTTATCCTTCTGCAAGATATCTGACAGAGCATGTATCAAGGCTCGAGCTCCAATGTCGTCCAGCATCTGCACATCGAAGCACGTTGCGCAGCGGGTTACTAACTTAGCCACGTGGCCCGCGTAACGTTCAATCGAGTCTGGAGTAGGAGCACCGGATGCTGCATCTTCCTCAGCAAGTTTCACTAGAGCTTCTTTTAGGTTGTATTCCACGGTGTACAGCATTTCTACTCGTACCATTCCGGCTTCACTTTAAAAGAGTTGGCGGTTTCCAGCCACTGGTTAGACTGAATTCGTATTCAATGCGAAAGTCGCTAGGACTACTCGACTCTTTACGGCTCAGTAGCGCACAGCGGTGGATACACAGATCGCTGACTTGCTCTATAGTATAAGACAACAGAGTTTGTAGGTCATACGAGAAACACAAAGGATTCCAATTAAGAAACGGAAACCGAGCTCCCTCTGAGAACCTTGCTATGTAGTATAGCGTGGGACTTTCAGGTGGAGCTGCTTTCTTTGGAGGAGGCCACTTTTTTGCCATAACGTCTACCTCTGGAGAATCTGGGACTTGCCAATGCGTTTTGGACTTGCTGCTCTTCCCATCCTCTGACAATAGACCACGCACGCTCCAACGCCTCAGGGTGCGCCTTGGTCAAAACAGTTAACGTCTCCCGCTTCTCACGGGCATACACCGGAGCAAATGTTGGGTCACGCACCAACACCGTGCTCAGGTTGTCGATGATATCGCACGCTTTAAGCGTCTGACCTCGGGCACTAGCAGTCGCCAGATGATTGATATTCATACGCATGCGAGTAGCTCGATTGCCATCCGCAGGCTTTGCTACATCAGTCACTTCCTCCACCAGCTTGGCAATGTCAGAACCCAACACCTGACGGATATAGTCATTGGTGATGTGGGTATCTTCCACTACATCATGTAGAAGAGCAGCACACTGCAACTCCAGGTCGGCCGGAAAGTACGAGTGTACCAACAGCGAAACTGCGCGAGGATGTACAATGTACGGCTCGTTCGTGTACTTACGACGCTGGTCAATAGCCGAGTGGGCCGTGTATGCCAGCAGGTCAGCAACCTGGATCATGTTGCCAGTGTTAATCATCATCTTTTATTCCTAGAGCTTCCATGGCTAGTTTCTTAATAGGCAATCGGCCCTCTTCCTTGGCACGATTGTATGCGGTCTTGAGCACATGCACCACTTCCTTGGACCGACACGTATCGCAGTAAGGGTCCTTGCAGAGCCCATACGTCTCATACAGCGCCTTGATATCAACCCACTTACGAGCGTTGATAACATCCTTGTGTGCTGCCTTCCAGATCTTTAGATCCTGAAAGATTAACTTATGGTCGTGGGGTAGAATAGCCTGCTCCCACACAGTTGGGTACTGAGGATTATCCCGTGGGATAAACGCGAGCATGACCCCGACGATATTTAGGCTGTACTGCTTCTTGAGCAAGTACGCATAGGCCCGGATCTGTGACTTATACCCATCACCCGGATCCTTTTCCTTCTTGTACTTACCCTTCTCACTGGTTGTCTTATAATCGACAATAACGAACTCCAGCTCCTTGGCAGCTTCAAACCGTTGTTCCTTAGGAAGGAAGGACAGCTTCTGGGCAGCTTTGCCATCTAAGGCATAGAGCGTATCTACGTGACCCTTGACACCCTTGTAGTCGATATTCAGTTCTTCGTACTGCATTGGATTACCGCAGCACATACGAATGGTGGACATGGGTTCAAAGTTACCGCACCGGCGGCACTTCCAATCACCAAACAGACGGCCGTCACGCATAGACAGCGCCTGCTGCATAACCAAGTGAACTGTTGTGCCGACACTGGTATAGAACAGACCCCGCATATCAAGGGATCGAGCCATACCGTTGTTGGCAATATTCGTGAAGAAGTCTAGAGGGCAGAAGGGCAGAGCCGAGCAACGTAGGCTTAAGATACGATGGGGGTCAGCGGGTGACCAGACCTCAACTTCCTTCATGCACTTAGCGTAGTGCTTGAGAAAGTCTTTGGCAAAACTACGACCCGGCGTTAACAACATGAATATTCTCCATCTGGATTAAGCAGATACCAAAGTCGTACCTTTAGGTCCGGTGTCCTTATCCAGAGCTTGCTTCAGAGTAGCGACACTGTGGGCATCGCAGTAGACAGCACGACCAGAAAGGGTAGCAGCAAAGCCTTCTTGGCCTTTGGGCATCACGACCTTCGTAGCGAGCCCAGCTTCAAGCAGGCCATAGAAGTCGCTACCCTGAATGTTCATGGCGGCGCTAGTCGTGATGGGGCCGTGCATAAGCCAGCCCAGCGAATAGACTTGAATGTCTGTAGGTTTCATCCAAACAATCCTTTAGATTTTGGGTATAGAAAGTCTACGTAAGCTGCAAACGACTTAGGATATCCCTGAGGCTTGTGCTTTGGGATCACCATATGACTAGGGTCAGGGTCGTAGCACTTACGGTCTAACTTTACTAATTTACGGTTTAGACGGAGCCGTTCCATGTGGGCCGTAACCTTAGCAAGTTCCTCACCTTCGAGACTTTCAATCCATGCGTTAAGAGATTCGAACTTAAGTACAATCTTCTTAGCAGCAACTGGACCAATTCCAGGTAAGCCAACAACGTTGTCGATGGAGTCGCCTAACAACGTTTGATAATCTACCATGCGCGAACATGGAATACCCTTAGCCTCTTCAGCCATTGAGTAGGTCAGCACGTAAGGCTTGTTCTTACCATCGATCTTACGGTCAGCGATATACAAGCTAACGTTCTTAGTCAGTACTTGATAGCTATCCTTATCCTTGGTCATGAGATACACCCGGTAGCCTTTGCTACCAAGGCGGGCCACGCATGCCAAGATATCGTCAGCCTCGTACTTCTTTAGCTGCACCCAAGGGATACCGGCTTTATCCATATATTCCTGGACAAGTGGCAGATGCTCATACACCGGGTTAGACGTCTTTGTCTTGTCTTCACCTAGAGTACCGTCTTTCTTGTCCTTAGTGCCTCCACGCCGATTGATCTTATAGCGCGGATTTAGCTTGTATCTAAAGACTGAAGGGCCGTCCCACGCAACTAGCACGTGAGCGGCCCTTACAGCGAGTGCATCTTTCATGATCATGGATGTCACAAGGTAGGCCAGTTTGCGACCTACCTCGGGATCATTGACATCCAATACATGATGGGCTCGGTTTAGATACCAATTCCCATCAAATGCTGCAACGATCGGTTTAGTCATTAATGAAGCTCCACGGAAACGGGCACCTCCACAGCATCGATCAAGATCATGATGTCGTCAGATTCGGTAATAAACGTAATCTGCTCCTCAGTCTCTGAATCGATCAACTCCAGAATATAATCACGGCCAAAGGCGGTGCTGATGTCCAAGGACACGGACGTCAACACTTCCGTCAAAGCATTGGGTGTGCGGCGGATCGGGGCTGACATCAGTACATGAGTCAGACGATCACGTGCATACATAGCCAATTCTTGCGGATGGTCGCAAAAGAGCGACGCGGCTTCGGTAAGGGCGCAGCCCTCTAGGTTGAGAACAAACTGACTCGGTTCCATATACCCTCCTACGCTTGGTATTTAATGGTCACGTCATTGCTTGCCAAATCCGATGTGAGTTTCAGTGCTGTAGCCCATTCCGTAGTGCGGATAACGTTCTTGCCGTTGCGCACCCATATGGTTACAGGGAGTTCGGGAAGTAGTTCATATAGCTTGTTCTTCGATTCACCAACAAAAGAAACAGGCGCGCTGGCGGCTGACGACTCGATAAACTTCTGCAATGTGGCAGAGTCGTCAGCCGTAATATCCTGGATGTACGCTAAGGCGTCCCCCGAGGCGGGTTTAATAACCGTCGCCACAATGGACGGCGGAGTATCCCATAGGATGAGCGCCGCGCTACGGACACGGTCAACTGTCTTACCGTCCGTATTGTAAGCAACTGAAAACGGTTTGCTCATGTTCACTCCTTAAACCCTAAAATTTACGCCTATTCGGAGGGCTTTTCGTCGGCAGGTTTGGATTTGGCACGGCTACGCTTCGGCTTCACAGCTTCGGATGCAGAGACGAACAGGCCACCAATACGTTCACGCAGATCCGCTTGGAGCTTCTCCGCCGACTGTGCAAACTCCTCCACCTCCTTGGAAGCAGCGGCCAACAGCTCACGCGCCGATTCCTTCGCAGTGTCTAGAGTAGCCGCAAGATCGGGAGCAGACTCATTGTCCTTTTGAGCCTCAGACTTGGATTGCAGTTGTCCGTTAGCCAGGAGCTGGACGCGACCCTCAAGAGAGGCTAGGCGCTCTGTCAAGCTCTCTAGAACTTCCTCGACAGTCATCGCGCCGTCGTCTTCTGCACGGATATGCAGATCCAGTTCCCGCTCTTCCTCTTGGGCAATAACCCATTTCATCTTTTCTTTTAGAGCAATAAGCTCCACCAAATCCTTGGACAGGATATCGGTAGCTGTTTCTTGGACCTGCGGTTGGGGAGGGGTGCCGTAGGCTTGGCTCACGAGCATATGCGGAGCGTGCTTTAGCAGGTAATCGCGGGCCAGGATAAACTGACCCCAGGCTTCGGTAACATCATGTGGTTGATTCATTATCAGACTCCAGTAATTCTTCGAGTGTTTGGCGTACCCAATCAATAGGGCGCACATTGGGTGGACAGCCGTACTTGTTGGCAAGTTGACGCAACTCTTCGGCAACGGTAACAGCAGGACGCTGCTCCGCAAAGGACCACGTATCATCAGCCATTGCGCGGCTTCCCAGTGATTGATACATCGCTCGAAAAGGTAACATCGCCGAACAAAGTCACAGTGTCGGCCAGTGATCCCGTATCGACATTAACTACACCATCGACACTGAGTATGCCCTCCGGGGTGATAGTAATCTTGCTACGGGCGACACCCGGATAAGCGTCTGGAGTGGTGCTATCAGCGGTCGACGTAGTGAAGTAGGGATTAAGCGGGATGTTTTGAGGGGTCTCCGGTGCAGCTCCCCACATGGGGGTCGGACGCAGCGGCCACGTATTAGGCTGATTAGCTTGGGCCAATTTCGACTTCAGTATAGAGTTCTCAAACGAAAGCTCCTGAACTTGGCGCTCCAGATCCTTTAGGCGCTGGTCCGTTGCCGCTTGGCTAAAGGAGCTAAAATCCACCTGAGTCGGTTTCTTCTTAGATTCAGGAGCTGTAACCGCTTCAGCGGCAGGTAACAGCTTGGACCCTGTACGCTTCAGGTACTCCAGACCTGTTGCGTACATGAGCAGCGCTTCTTCTTCAGTGCGGGGTTGGGTGGTCATAGTATGAACCTCGTCTTTTCTCGGGGTCGAGTTAAGGCGACGTAAAGAGCGCGCCCGTGCTCGAAGTCTTCACGGATATAATCCATGTCAGGAAGGTCAACCAACGCCAGATCAAAGGTGGAACCCTGTGACTTGTGCGCGGTCAATGCGTAAGCGTGGCGGATAAGTGCCCAGCCATTCTTAAAGTCCCAGGCTCGTTTAAGAGCAGCACGTCGCTCGTTCCACTTGGACTGGGATTCAAACTCTCGTACTTCATCGAAGCGGCGGCTAACCTCTGCTTCGTATTCGGAATCTGACCACGGCACATACACCGTCGTGTAGCCGGTGCGGGGCTCCAGGTCATTACCCAGCTCAAGACGCCACGCTTTAAACTCGGTGTAAACCGGGTGCGTTGTCAGGCGTACATTGCGGATTACGAACTCAAAGCTGTTCTTAATTGGCAGGTCTTTATTATCACCCTTGAGTGGCGTGTACCCCTCATGGGCAATAACAGGCTCCCCGACACAAAACATATCCTTGGTGTCTGGGTACAGCGCAAAGTGGATGGCCTGATTGTGAGCCACCACAATCTTGTTCCGATAGGCTAGGATCCGAACGTCCTTACCGGCTTTGTGCGCCTTGATGAATGCCTTGATCAAGGTCTTACGCGGAACGAAGTGGGACTCGTCCAACCATTCGGTAAGGTCTTCCAGGTCCACCCGTTCTTCGTTGCGGATGCGCACGCGGACCTTCTTGGACGCGATGATAAGTGGATTACCTTCGGCCTGCCGTGTAATCTGCTTCAGGACTACCTTCGGTCCCATGCTAAAGGTCGGACTCTGTTCCATTTCCCCGACGGGGTTGAACTGTGCCGGGTCACCAATAGCAATTATACGGCAGGATCCGCGAGCCTCTTCCAAGGCGCTTGTCAGCTCACGACCCGACATGGAGCATTCGTCGAGCAGTGCAAAGTGGAACTGGCGTAGGACATGACATTGAGTGCGAGCAGTGGCCCGCGTACCGTCCTCCAGTTCCTCCATCTTAAGTCCGGAACTCGAATGAACAGTAGCAGTGTCGCAACTGACCTTGGACGCAAGTACCCGGACAGCTTTGTGCGTTGGAGCCAGTCCAATAACACGGAAGTTCAGGACCTGGAGTGCCTTGGACAGTAGTTGGACCAGCGTTGTTTTACCTGTCCCAGCAAACCCACGCAGATTAATCCAGTCGGAACCGTTCGCATCCTGGACCCAATCCATAAGTTTGTTCCATGCAAATGCTTGATCATCCGTAAGCTCGATGTTCATCAAGTGCTTGGCAAACGCTTGACCATCCAACGGACTTGGACCATTCCAGGCCGTGTTCACAGGTGATATAACTTGAACATCTGGTTCAGAGTTGATCACTTGAGTAGCTCGTGTAGCGTTCGTTCCATCGTGCATCCTCTTGATTTTACGGTCAATTGTTTGGTTGCGCAGTGTTTGGAGTGTGCGTTGTCGCCAGTCCATGGAGGTTCCTTTTACCTAACCCTACTATTTACGTTTTGGCGTTCCACTCGACGGTAAACGCATTATCGGAAAAGCGGGCCGTGTATCCGAGGAGTGCCAAACGAGCGAGGACTGTCTGTACAGACTTCGGGTCATACGGTGGACCGCTTGGCCTGGTGACTGACACGGAGTTAAGCCCGCGTCCAGCGTAGTGGTTAACCGCGTCCAGTACGCTTTCCAAAAGTTCCCGTTCGCTATTCTGTCGTGCCTGTTCTGTAAGCACCGTGGCCTGAGCCGCACTGAGACATAGTTTAGGCGACATCGTGGCCGAGGCTGAAGGTTCAGATTGGAACCACTTGCGGATGGACTTGAACATTACTTGCCTCCAATCGTACGGCTAGGATCGCCAATCGTATAACGGCGTTCCTCGGACCGGGGTGCGTTCAAACGATTCCACTCAGCTTCCACCTGGGCCTGGATAGCCGAGTCTAGTTCCTTCATGACAGGGTCCATTTCCACCTGCGGCGTGGTTACATTGTGTGGATTAACTAGGGTGGGAGCAGTGGCTGGACGGAAGCCTTCCCGTGGATTGTTCCAATCGACCGTGATACCTTCCGGTCCAGTGTAAACTCCATACCCACGAACCTCAAAGAAGTCACGGACACGCTGGATAACCAATGGATGGACTTCGCCACGGTCCATTGGAAATGAATTGAAAGTATGTGTCGCTATGCGACTCGCTACTTTGGACTGGAGTGCGTTTCCAAGGCTCATAATGATTGGATAGGCTTGGGCGTCCACTTGCTCTGGAGTTAGACGCACTAAGTCTTCGAGTTCGGTAGCCAACGGAATGTGGGATAGTCGTTCATCCAAGGTGGCGTGATTGTCATTGGAGAGGGTAGGGAAGCGACGAAGGGTCATAGTCTATAGTTCCGGTTTGAAGAAAGAATCGCCCGCTTTCCAGCGGCGCTCGAACTGCACTTCACATAGCTTTATTTGGTCGGCCAGGGCAGACTCTAGGGTCTTCAAATCGTCCCTTAAACGGTCTTGGTCGTGAGAAGCACGCTTTTCCGCTAATCTGCGTTTTAACGACACTATTTCCTTGTATTGTGGGATCTTCTGGATCAGGAACTTTTTCTTAGCGGCAAACTTAGTACCCCGTTTCTTAGTCGCCACCGGATTTCCAGCCTGACGCTTCTGGAACTTGAGGGCGATGATCGAATGGAGATTGCGCAAGTCCTTAGTGTCTTCCTTGGTTAGCCCATTCCCAATTCCAAGATTCCCAATGTCCCAGGGCTCAATGAGGGTCGGAAGATCGGAGAATCCAAACTTCTTAACGTTTTCTGCACTAGCCTTATCTGGCAAGATCAGTAGTCGGTATGCGTCCATGTCTGGAACACGAATGCTAGATCGTGTTAAGGACTGCACTGCTTGGTCCACAAGGTGGTCTAGATCTGAATTATAGGAAGGACACAGGGCTTCCATAACTGTCTTGGCCCCTGGATGTGGATTAACGCTCGCCAGGAAGGCAAACACGTGATGCTCAATGTAAGCATTGGAACCTTGGCTCTTAAACGGAACAAAGATAATGTCGTCGGCCCCAAATTTCAAAAGCTCTGCTTCACGTTCATAGCTACCATCCCCGACGTTAATCGTAGCCAGCAATGGAGTTGGATCGTAGTTACCCTGAGCCTTGTTCCACGCTCGATTTATGTCGACACTACGCTTCAGTAGGTACTGGATTGGAGTATAGGGCTGGAGGTCCGGTAGAGTTTTGATATACGCTATCAGGTCTTCGTTGTTGGTTCGGAATCGAGACGTTCCACTGTAACCCTTGACCTTTGCTATACCGCGAATGAGATTCCGCAAGATATTGGGCTTCAGTCCAGCACCGGGGGCTGCATTGAGTTCCATAAGTCCAGAACTCCACAGATCCAGGTTGTCTCCAGGCTCCGGACGCACCACGATCCCATTGTCCAGGAGTCCCATACTGAGCTTCGACTGACCGGCGGACGCATACGTTATATAAGCCTGGGACCACGCTCGGCGTAACGCACGTTCCTGGATCTGGATGGACGGCACACGCTTTTGCTCCAAATGGATAGGGCAGTCGATGTCTTGGATACGACGTTCAAACAAATCGTTGTCTTCCCCGTCCAGAGGTTCGTATCCGGATAATCGTAGCATGTGGAACATTTGAGTGTTTTCCAGACGTGCTGCCATGATCGTAACGGTCTTCCATCCGTAAAACACCCGGGCTGGATCCAGAACGGTTTGGAGCTGTAAGGTGCATGTCCGTGGATTATACTGAGCCTGGCCCATAACACGGACCGCTGACCCGTACACGTGTTCCATAACCCTCTTCAGGTCTTTAAACATGCGATCGACCTTTGGAGTGAGTCGATATTGAGCTACGTAGGACTGGAGCGCGTCGTCCAGTTCCTTGCGGGTCAATTTGGACTTGATCTCAATGGGGGTCCGAGCTTCATGGAGTTCTTGGAGGGGTAGGAACTTGCTGAGCACGCCTTCCAATTCCGGGGGCAAGATCATCTGCTCGGATTGTAGTACGCATTTCTGGGCTTCGTCAAAGATGACGCTCACGCGTTTGCGGTTAGGGAGCAATGATTTTCCATTTTCCTTGTAGCCGCTGTCCAGGCGTAAGAATGTCTCGTGGGCCATCATAATGACGGTTCCGCGCTCCAGCTTGGGTACTTCTATGTTGTTGATCCTTATGGACTTGGACACGGCACGCATCAACACCTTGGCTACTTCGCGCAGCGTGTTGAGTCCCAAGCTCTTCTTTAGGTCGTCGTTGATCTTGAAGATCCGAGGATGGAGGGCTGGGTCGACTCCCATACGAATTTTGTGCCCGATCTCGTCCAATAGTTTGTGTGTCGGGGCTGTGTAGATGGTGACTCCACTCCCGGTACGGATGCGATTCTGGATCACGCGGATGGCCCAATGGGTTTTACCTCCGCCGGGGAGCGATGACAGGTAATGTATAGTCTGTGGATGACCGTCTATCGAATAGAGGGGCATGATGTTCCAGTTAGTAAGTCCATGCAGGCTATTAACGGTATGACGTTTAACGGATTTTGTTAACGGAGGTCCGTTAAACGAGCGCAACATAATTTTCTATAGGCGTGTTACGGACTGACAACGGAACCAGAGTGTAATACTGGAACTGCTCAAAAAGTGTCCGTTAAACGAGCGCAACATAATTTTCTATAGGCGTTTAACTGACGGGTTACGGACTACGTCCATGGTACGTAACGTTCATAGACTGGTAATACAACTGTTTTAAAAAATTTTCGTGGCGCAGCGTAGCGAGCAACGCACGGAGGCCGAAGGCCGACGTGTGTAATGGACACACAACACACTGTCCACTTCCTAGATAATTGGAGGCGGATGTTTTTGTACAAAGTTCCCGGCTTCCAGTCGCTGCGCTCCTTACCGCCGGGACCAACCTCCCTTCGGTCGGCGTTTTTGTAAGATAAGAGAAAGACCTAGAACCTAGGACTTAGACCCACAATTACACCTCCAATTACTCACTCTACACGGACTCTAATTCGGGATAAAATCGGGGCTCCGGCGCTTACCCATGATTACCCCTTACTCACCCTAAAATTCCGTTTTTTACCGTCATTTCTATATCTACCTCTTTACCCCTAACTAACCTCTACTTTACCTCTATCATAGGTTCTATACTTCTACTGGTTCTTGTCTATTACAGGTGTGTTCCAACTCCTATCTCTTTACGTACTGTGCCATACCCAAAATTTTTTAAGAACCACTTATTACCCATGTATCTCATTACCCTGTAGTCTAGGTCTTACACCTATTCTACTTGAGCTAGGAACTGGAACCGGGTACTGTCATGGGGCGCTCTGCGCCCACATTCAGTTGTAGGTTCGAGGTTCCAACCGGGTCCGGGTATAGGTGCTAACTCCATTTGAGCTAGGGTCTAGTTCCATTTCCTAGTTCTGAATCTTATTATCTGCGGAGATCGTTTGACTCCGAATTAACTCGGATTTTGTCGGTTTAACTCTTGTTTTTGTCACCCTGTGTATGGGTTATATGTCCTGTGTATGAACGGGGGTCTGTGTAGTTCTGAATTGGCTACTGAGGGGGTGGGGTAGTTTTAGGTCCGTACATTGCTTACCTGGGTCTTGTGGTGTACGGGTCTATGCTTTGTCCAGTGTCCTTGGTCATGGTTTCCAGTGTTGTTCTATATCTTGCCCTGGTTTCCAGTGTTGTCCCAGTGTCCTGTTCGTCTTATCATGACGACTCCACGAACGGAGTCGCTTCGGGGTACTCACCTTCCTCCCCCTTTCACAGATATTACCCGACTCTTGTATTACTTCTTGGATCTTGGATTGGAAGGAGCTACGGTGCTCCCATGACTTTTGACTGCGTCAAATGATAAAAGGCCGGTTAGGGGCTTAAACTACAAACCCTAACCGGCCTTTGTTATACAACCCTAACCGCTACGGGTTAGGCTCCGGACTTGTTAACAAGTCCTAGTTCTTTGCAGCGTGTAGACGCGCTAGGGCTTGACCCAGCGCTTGGGACAGGTATTGCACTTCCATTTCCAACATATGGATGTGACCCATCTTGTAGTCCGTGGGTATCTGTTGGGTAGGTAATACTTGACCTAGACCCACTGGACCTGGACCTGGAACCGGATTGGACGCAGGTACTGGATTTGGACTCACGGGCTCCGTGTTGGGCAGTTCACCCATGAGCTTGTTATACGCCTCATTCCATTTGGCCTCTTGTTGGGAGTGCCACTCAGCGCTGTAATCACCCTCCAACGGAGGCCACGCCTGATTAGCTGCCTGTGCTGCTTTACGTGCCTTGCGTTCAGCTCTCCGCAGTTGTCTCCAGCTTCTATAGAAGCGGCGGTACTCAGGCGGAGCATCATCCGCAGGCGCAATCATGTTGTGGTATGTAGAGACCTTCACCTTAGGTGACTTCTCAGTGCCGGATCCAGTGATACCCGCTTTACGAGCTTCGCGTGCGTCCTGAGCAGCCTTTTCCTTTTCGTATAATTGCTGATCGAACACCATAGCGCGCTGATCCACGTCATATTTGTAACCCAGAGTGCGCTCCCCGTTCTTATCCAGGGATTGTAATTCGATTTTGATCTCAGGGCGCAGTTCCCACTTGGACTCAGGTTCCCCAACTTGCCAGCCCTTAGTTGGATCATGGCCGAAAATCTTAGCCACCCACTCCCAACCTTCATTGCGATCCACGTACTTGGCTTGGACCCCCGCTTCTTCCAGCTTCTTCATGACGCCGGGTACGCTGTTAGCCTTGGAGATCAGGTTGTCAGGGTTGACATCGCTGGCGTTGGGGTCTTTGTCACGGCGACGGGCATTGACAGCCGCAATGCAGTCATCCATGGATGTGGTAAGGGCAAGGATACGAGACTGACCATTGGTCAGCTTGTTCATCTTGATGGTTTGGATGGCGTCCCCGGTATATAGGAGACCCTCGTTCAGTACATGATAGCCCTTGGCCCAGAAGTAGGCTACGAGCTCATTCATAGCTGCGTAATGGGAGATCGAATCGAGGCCACCACAACCGGCCGATCCTGCTTCGTAGTGACCAATGACTGCGAGGGGGCGCTTGCCTTCATTCTCGAACACGTGAGCGATGGGCTGACGCCGACCGTTCACAAAGTAATTAGTCTTGTACTTGTATTGGGACAAGAGCTTGAACACGATCGTGGTCTTGCCTGATCCTGACGTACCTTTAATACCTACCAGACGTTGCTTCTCTGGCTTGATCTGGCTCCAGTCTTTTGACATTGCAGCATCCTATAAGGGTTTGTGAATGGGGATGAAATTGGGATCCACCCCTACACCTTATTTACGATTTCCGCACCTGCTCCTGCTCCTGTTGGAGTAGGGTCTTCTGCTGCTTCTGCTGCTGTCGCTGGAGTCATTCCTCCTCTCCTGCTGCTCCTGCAAGACTCTCCTGCTGCTGCACCTGGATTCATTCTCCTCTCCTGCTGCTGGAATGGACTCTCCTGCTGCCGCTGGAGTCATTCTCTTCTCCTGCTGCAGAATCAGATCTCCTGCTGCTGGAATGGACTCTCCTGCAGATCTCCTGCTGGATCTATCTCCTCTCCTGCTGGAATTGAGTCCGAGTCCTAGATCTAAGACCTGGATCTTCGTCTCAGATCTGGGATCAGGATCCTCCTCCTAGATCGCGGAGAGCGACTCCGTCTCCCTGAGAGTCTAC